AATATCCTGAAAAGGATATAGTAGTTATTATGAGAAAAAGTGTGGTATAATGGAATTCATAAAGAAAACGATATATCGAATTATGACAACGGGTCATACGACTGGTTGTACCGGAACTTGCGTTGTTATAATTCCAAATACTGGCATTACATATCAACTTAAAATTAATTTAGTTCAGGATGCACAGGATATTGGTTTTTTTAATGCATATCTACTTGATACTCCATTTAATTATATTAATATAACCGGAATTACTTCAGGTCTTACTATATTTGAAAAAGTTTTGAGTGGTGAAATAAGCCTTGGAGTAAGTGGATTGCCAATTGTAGTTGATAGTGGTTATATTACTGGTACTACAATATCGTCAGTGAGTTATAATGTAACGGGTGATAGTCAAAGCAGACTTGCAGAATTACGTAAATATGTTGTTTCTGCAATAACAAGTACAACAGCACAACTGTATTTTACAGGCGGTAATTTAACTACCGATGGTGTAGATTTGGCTCAGTCAGTAGGCAATCAAATGGTTTATTTTCTTGGTGGCATAAAATATGTTGATATTCTCTCAGGATATACATCAGGAACTACATTTAGTTTTATAACGCATGGTGAGTATAACAATCCAAGTTTTATCAACAAACCAATCTATCAAGACCCAAATAAAGAAAATATTATTAGTAATCCAAAATTATACGATGATGTATTTATAGTAAGACAAGAATTATCGGCATTTGACAAAAATTATAGACTCGAATACATAAAAAGTCTTGTTGATTTGTCAACATATGCTGCAGGTAGTTTCTTTAATATAGTTAATAACACATAATAGTATGGCAGTAGGAACATTCGGTATAGTAAGACCTTCAGACGTTGACATTAACGATGTCAGTGTCTATTACAATTACACACCAAACAGGGAAACACTTACCCCTGCAATATATTCTTTAAATGCAAATGAAATACTAACATATAACTATTTGCCTGTTGATGAAGAACTTGTTGCAGTAGGTACAAATAATAACATATTGGAAGGTCTGTATAATTTATTATTACCCGCAACAATATTTAATCAATTGGGAATTTATACAATCTATCTCAAGCCTAAAATACTTCCAAGTGTAATCATAGATTGTAGTGTATTGGCATCATTGCCAAGTATTAAAGGAATTGTTATAGATATGAATTCAATACCATCAAATTTACAGGCAAATAATGCCTTACAGGGATATCGAATTGAATATTTAAGTGCAGATGGCAGCAAATTAAGAAATGTTGTCAGGTATGTTGTTACTTCAAATAAGGTAGTTCCAATTAGTCAGAACGTAGGAAATACAAATCAAAAATCAATACAATATCGTTTTGATGATTCAGGCACGTTGATATTTTTGCAGGTTACTCCAAGCAGTTCATCAGACGTAAAACCAAACGTGTTGCCATTTATAGGCAATCCTGGACAAACAATTTTAATGTCAAATACTTACTTCTCACCACTTGTTATCGAAATAGAATTGGTACAAAATACCATTAATACTCTTGCTAATATTCTTGCAGGTGATCAAGTAAAAGATGTTCAACAGGGAATATTGACATATTATGATGAAAATAAGGTTATTACAAACCAATTCAATCTTTATGAGATAAAAGATGACGTAACAAATGTTCCATTATATGAAATAAAAGAGGTTAGAACGAATATAGATACTTCGCAAAACTTTAATACTGTGACTGATGGGTTATAATAAATCAGTTTAAAGATAGTAACACGAAAAATCTCAATATATTGTATTGGGATTTTTCTTTTTATCGTATTTATAGTAAAATGTAAACATTGTGGCAAAAGTAAAAGTTGTAAATACAAATCTCGATCAAAATTTAAATGGAACAAATTTCACTCACACGACATCTGAAACAATATTTCAATTCGGTAGTTTTGCTCTTACATCTAATTTTAGTGGTAGAGTACCAATTGATTACACTAATACTCTAAGTACTTTTGTTCGTCCTGTTACATTAGAAACACTTGGTGTCAATGATGTTCGATCAGCAATAATGTATGATCAAAATACAAATGCCGTTTTAAATCTCGATAAATCAAATCTCAACACTTTTATTAGATTTGGTTCGGCATACGAGTTTTTGAGAGTTTCAGTACAAGAAATTATTTTAGCATATCCCGGAAGTCTTTTTGCTAATTCAAAGGTCAATCCAAATGGTAATATAACATTTACTGGTTTCAGTTATAATCCAGTAACAAATATTTCAACATTTTATGTTCCAATAGCATATATAATAAATAAATTTGGATTAGTTTATAATTCAGGCAATACAAGTATGCCTGATAACATGGCGATTAAAAACCTAAACATATCTTATGATCAATATGCAATTTGGTCTAAATATCTTCCGGATTTAACATTTCCAATAGTTAGTTTTAGTGGTTATAATACGAATAATCCAACACAATTAAATTATAATACTACAATAATACAAGTGCTTGGCGATCCCTTTTCTTTTATTAGTGGTACAACAAATCCTATAACGCACATAAAAACAATTAATATTGGTTATTTTGACTTTCACATAAGACCAAATAACGTGGTTTTTGATGAATTCCGTGCATTAATTTCTCCATATGAGCAATATATGATGTCACAAAGAGATGGAATAAATGGTTTTATTTTTACAATAAATAATCCAACTCTTCTTGATGATGGCAATATCACATATTCAAATACTCAGGTTCTATGGAATACAAGTGATGGATATAACATAGATATCGATACAAATGCATATCAAAGATTTTTACAGATATTATTGACCATTGGTACAAAATATGATCAAATTAAAACTGATTTAATTGCAAGATTCTTAACACCTGCTTCAATTAAAACATATGATCTCACTCAAGACGGCAAAATGACTAAATTGTTGAGAATTTATGGCAGGGAATTCGATCAATTAAGAGAATTTATAGATTCACTTGTTTATATTAACACTGTAACATATAATAAATTAAATAATATTCCAGATCAATTAATACAAAATCTTGCAAGGACATTTGGTTGGAATTATTTTAATTTGGTTAATGAAACTGAATTGGTTAATAATGTGTTAGGCATTGATACTGTTGAAAGAAATCTGAATACTGATTTATTACCTGCCGAAATAAATATAGAACTTTGGAGAAGAATTTTAATTAATACAAATTATTTTTGGAAATCTAAAGGCACTCGTCAGGCAATTAAAGCAATGTTTTTAATGATTGGCATACCTGAACCATTCATTAATATTACAGAATATATATATTTGGTTGATGGTAAGATCAATCCAAACACCGTTCCATTAACACGAGCAGATTTTCCTTCAAACAGTCTTCCATATGATACAAGTGGCTATCCTGTTGCACCTACAGAAACAAATGATTTTTATTTTCAGGTTAGTGGTGATACTGATGCAGGACAAACATACATGAATGCATTTCGTATGGCAGGTTTCGACTTACAGTTAACGGTTGATAACAGAAAATCATGGATTCAAACAGGCGCAACAGTAAGAGTTGATGATAGCACACCACAATATTATCAACAAGATAGCAAATTGGTTCTAAACACTAAAGAAGTTGATGTTGCACTTGATACGGCACGTGGTATTGAATATGATGTTTATGAGTATATTCAAAAAGATTTTAAAGCAAATAATAGTGGTTTTACAATGCCATTTTCTTATGTTAATATTTCTTTAGGTCTTACCGGACTAACGCAATCAATATTTAAACTTCCTGCGCCATATAACAAACAACAAGGTAATTTGGAAGTCAGATATAATGGTATTTTACTGAATGCACCAAGAATATATACTGGTGGTACTGGTACAAGTGCCACGTTAATAGAGGCAGATTATAGTGTCGATCCCATTAATAATACGTTTACACTATTAACTGCAAGTGCTTATTCAAATACTTATAGAACTGATGTAATTCAGGCAACATTTATTTATTCCGGCACAACATCAAAAACGGGTTTGACTATTACTGTTGAATATGTAGTTACGAGAATCAAGCCAAGCCTTATGGTAGGTACAACAATTCCATTACCAAGTTATCCACGTGGAGACGTACAGGTGACAATTAATGGCATTGCCCTAACAAAAGGTACACCACAATTTACTGCAGATTATATAGTCAATCCTGCCAATTCGAGTGGTGGTAGTAATAGTATTATAATTCAAAATCCTGAACTTATTGGATATCTTAATATTAGTCCTTATGTACAGGTGGCTTATGTTAAAGTTACAGGTAGTAATGATATTAATGCAAGAAGTGAAGTAGTAAGAGTAGATAGTTTTAATTCAAGCAAAATATATTATAATGTTGGAGCAAATAAATATGTTTATAAACTTAATTATAAAGTAAATAATGCTTCAGATGTTAAATTCTTAGTTGATGGTATTGCATTAGTGCCTAATAAAGATTATAGTATTAATGTTCTTGATCCTTTTGAAATATTCTTACCAAGTGGCATCAGATATGGCACTGTAATTAGTGCATATTATCTTGTTGGCGGTAATGCATATTTTACTCCCGTCATTTCCGATGAATTTGGATTGGGCGACATAAGTAAATTATCGTTCTTGGAATTCATTGATTTGATTCAAAGAAAGATGATAAATGCAAGAAATCGTAAGACCGTTTCGGATTTTAAAGGCGGTTGGTATCCGGCATTACTGAGAATTTATGAATTATATTTGCAAAGAGGTCTGCTTCCACCTAATAATCCTCTTCATTCAAATGGTTATACATTTGCAAACTTATATCCATTCTTGAGTAAATATAATGCTTTTTTTCAAAAATTTGTTGATGAATTACTTTCAGCAACAATCATATTAAGAGGCGGTGGTTTACTTATTCGTAATACAGTATTCACCAAGCAAAAATTTATGTATAAAAGAGGTGTTAACTTATTTTCAGGTGGAACTATTGGTATAATTGATATGAGAGGCAATGCTATGCTTCAATATCGTGGTGATGATGGCAGTCAATTTTTAATTGATCAAGAAATATCACAACCACAGCCACCAATACCACCAACATTCTATGTTGATACAATATCCGGTACGACAGGAATTGGTAGTATTATCAACACTGGTGGTATGAACATACAGAATTACAATCTTCTTACATCATATGGTATACAGTATAGATGTGCCGAAACAGACCCGTGGTCATGTTGTACTTTACTTGGTGCGCCAATAATTAATAATTATAATACGTCAATAAGTGGTTTATTGGAAAATACTAAATATGCATATCAAGCATTTGTTATTGCTAATGTTGGTTTTGCACTTGGACAAATTTATAGTGGAATAACGTTATCAACACCAGTTACTCCGGGATTATTAACTAAATTAGGTACTCCGGGTGTAACAATAATTGATAGTGGTGGTATTGCAATAACGGGTGGAAGTTGTGCAGATTGGTATGGCATGCAATATCGTGTTGTTGGACCTGTTAATACTGATATTGTTGTAACTCCCGATACATTAAGTATGCCTGCAGTATGTACAACATGTAATGTTTGCGTAACTGGTGATATAAGTAATACATATTTTGTGGCATGTAATGTTCCTTGGATACTTGTCAATCCGTCATCATCAGGAGCACCTTCACCATCGGGAGCAATTAGTCAGATTACCACATGTAATAATGTTGGACATATACCAAGAACAGGTTTAATATGTTATGCTCCTACATTAGGTACAACTAAATGCGTTACTGTTTGTCAAGCACCGACAATCGTACCATTTAAATCAGTAAATTTCTTATGTTGTACAGGTGGTATTTCAGAACCACTTCAATGTCTGAGTTTAGGTACAATCGGAGTATCGCCAACAATGTCAGCAGGTGAATGTTTCACCGCATTTTTCACATGGAGTTTGTTCAAACCAAGTACTCCTTTTGCACCACAACAAATTTGTGTCGAACTTTGTTGCAATGGAACAACAATTGGTATGTGTCAATTTAGTAGCAAAAATTGTTATAGCAATTCAGGCAATTTTGGTACACGTACTGTTCGTCCGGGTGATGTATTTGATGCAACAGCATATGCTACTGCACAAACAACAGACTGTACACCAAGTAGTGCAAGTATTGCAATTACCAACATTACAAGTGTTAGTGGTTGTTTCTGTCTTGGTGCGCAAACATCGGTATATGCACACACAAGCAGTTGTGTACCACTACCACCAGAACTAATAGTATAATAATTAAATAAGTATTTATAAAATAAAAACAATAAAATGCCAGCACCACATCCTTGGATAACAACAGCACTTAATGCAGGACCGATTCCCGGAACAACTTATGATTTTACCATTCCCGGTTTAACTGCAAGCACTGTGTTTCAATATCGTTCATACATGATTGTTTGTGGTGTGGAATATTTTGGTGATACATTGGAAATTGCAACATTACCTACACCAACATATCCACCAACAGTTAGTACTTGTGCAATGACTGCTATAGGACAAACAACCGCAACAGGTAATGGTCTTGTGTCGTCTGACGGTGGTTCAGTAGTAACTGCACGTGGTAGTGCTTGGAATACTGCACCGACTCCAACCATTGCAGATAGTCATACTGTTGATGGCAGTGGAACAGGTACATTTGTTAGTTCATTAACAGGATTGGTTGCAAATACCACATATTATATTCGTGCTTATGCAACAAATGCTAATGGTACTTCTTATGGTAATGAAGTGAATTTTATGACACTTCCAATACCACCACCACCAACACTTACTGTATTTCTTGAAGCATGTACAGATTGTTACAACATGGTTCTTGCAGGAGCATTTTGTTTGGTGTGTTGTAATGGCAATACCTATTCAACAATAATCATTGGTTCACCATATGCAAATCAAATAAGTAAATCATGTACACTTAATGGTGTTCCTGCGGGATGTTATTATGTTGATTATGATGGTGTACAATTGTGGTGTTGTTCTCCTACACATATTCAAGTATCGATTTCTGGTGTTAATTGGTCAGATGATTTTCATCCGAGTTGCTTTTATCAATGTTGTACTGCTTGTTTTGATACAGATAATTCAGTATATGGATGTATATATTAAAAAATAAAATTAATTGTATTTATATAAAAAGAATTAAATGGCATTTATCGATAAAAAAGACCCTGTAGTATTAAATATTAAATTAACTTCAAAGGGTAGGGAATTATTGGCACAAGGATTGTTGAATTTTCAATACTATGCTATTGGCGATAGTGAAATCGATTATGCTTTTAATGCTGCTGTTGAAGCAAGTCCAGGTTCTTCGGGATATACAGCATTTCAATCTACTATATTAAGACCTGCAGATCAAAATCCTGAAATATTGTCATTTATAACACGAAATGTGACAGGCAGTCCTTATAATCTCATAACAGGAAACCCAATTTTATCATATACTGTTGATAATGCAGTACAACCAATTGGATTTTTTATAAGTGGTACTACATTTGTTACAGATGCTAATCATGTTAAACAGCCAAGTGCAATGGTACAAGTTAATACAATTACTGGTATTACTGGAATATTACGTAGACAATTAATTTTAAAGAAAACACCATCATATGGTATAAGTGGTCTTGAACCGCAATCAGGTGATTCATTATTAATTAAATGGACGATTACTGGTCAAACAACTGGATTTACTACTAATCCGACTGAGCCAAAGCCATATTTATGGTATCGAATTACTAATATTGTTTCTGGTACATTAGCAGGTGCGGGAGTAACAATTACTGTTGATAGAAATTTACCTAATTTTAGTGGTTTGGGTATTCCTGCAAGTGTTCAGGCAGGTGCTATGATTTATTATAACTATATAAATTATACTGGTAATACAATTTTTAATCAAACTGCAACAGATTATCTTAATTCAAGTGTGCTGTCATTCTTACAGAATAGTCAGTGTCCTACTGTCATATTTCCATTTTGGAATATGTCAATAATTTATACTGATGAAATTTTGGGTGTACAAAATTATAATTTAAAATATACGCAATTTAATACAAGAACATTTGGTGGTTTTGTTTCTTATATTCAACAACAGGCACAAAATAATCCAAATTATTTGAAAAAGTTAGGCGTTATTCACTATACTAATTCAAGTCCTGCAAATGTTTATGCAGAAGGATTTTATCTCGGTACACCTACATTACAACTTCCTACATTAATGTATCATAGATCAACAGGAAAAGCATTAGGTGTTATATTTTCAGCAGGTGGTGGACCATACTTATTAACAGGTGCTACACCAACAAGTAAATCACTTAATACAGAATATTATGATTTAGTTGATCCTTCAGGATTTGTTGTTGGTAAAATATTTACATTTTTAAAAATATTTGTAATTGAAGATCAGGATTTATTATACGCAATGTCATATAAATCAAATAGATCATGGACTCTTCCTGAATTCATATTAACCATGAATCCAGCAGGCTGTATATAATAGTATTTATAATAAAAATTAAAACATGGCATCAGGCTATACAATTTTCGTCACATATCTTTTAAGTGGTGCTACTACGCAAAATTACAGTACTGCAGTTCATTGCAATTATATTAAATCGTTGTATTTGGATACTGAAGCACCAGATATGCAGGAAGTTAAGATATATTTTAATCCAAGTGATAATGGATTTAAATTTTTAAATGGCAGTCTTGGTACGGGATTCTCCGCAAATAAAATTTATGCGGTAGTTCAATTAGTTAATAATAGTGGATTTACTTATGCTTCAGGTGTTACACCGACAGCAGCAAATTGGAAATTATATAACTTAACACCAACAGGTGTAACTGCGTTAACATCAAGTTTTTTAACCAGTCAAGTATTTAACATTCCATTAAATGTGTATGCAGGAAAGCCAACATATAACTTGGATTATCTTAATTATCCAATAGCATCACGATCCGATGAATTGTGCTTTGGTGATGAAGTATATTTCTTTGGTGATGTGCAAACCGATATTGAAGCAGTGGTATATACAACAGACTTATCAATTCCATTACCATTAAATCAATTTAATTCAAGTAATAATAATACTTGGTTACAATTAAATCCAAAACCATCGGTATTCATAAGTGAAGTTGGACTATATGCATCGGTTAACGGCACATTGGAACTTGTGGCAATAGGTAAACTAAATGATCCTGTGCCAAAAGACAATTCGATTTCAAGAACATTGATATTTGACATCGATTTTTAATGCGATAATTATCGTAACGAAATCTATCGCAATCATTTTTATTGAAAATAATCATAAAATTTTATATTTTTTTATAATTTCTTAGTATTTATTGTAAATAATGGATAAAAAATTTACAATATATATGGATAAAACTATTGGCATTAACGGAACTAAGCCAAAATCAGTAATCATTGATGGTAATTTGCATAGCAGTTTTAAAATGTTATGCAAAGGAAAAAGCATGAAAATTGGCGGTGTTATTGAAGACTTGATCAAATTATATTTATATGATCCTAAGAATCTTCAAAAAATGATTGATGACTTAAAGGACCGTACTGTAATTACTAACAGAGTTACTGGTGAACAGGTAAAAATCGGATAATTTATGGAAAAATACATATGGTCATTGGATATTTCGACAACTAATGTGGGGTGTTCACTTTGGAACAATAAAGGAAAGTTGATTGAATTAAAACATTTAGCATTAAAGTCAGATAAAGAAACTTCAGTGGATGATAGAGATATTCATAAAGCAGATGTCTTTAAAGAATATTGTATTGCCTACAGACAGAGAATTGAAAATGATTTAAATGGTGAAATGCTACACATATTTGTAGAAGCACCATTACAAAATACTCCTAAGAATATTAATACTACAGCATTATTGCTTGGCTTTAATGGTATGGCAAGATATGTTCTATATGAAGTATTCGATTTAATGCCGATTAAGATCAGTGTATATGAAAGTCGTAAATTATTCTGTCCTGAATTAGTGAAGGTATCATTTAAAAAAGGCGAAAAAGTAGAAACTATGAGTTTCCCCGAAAAATATTTAAAAGAAAAAAAGTTGTATATTTGGGAAAAGGTTGCTAAATTAGAACCCCAAATCGAATGGTTTTATACCAAAAACAATACTCTTAAAGACATGTGTTTTGATATGTCAGATAGTTATTGTGTTGGTTTTGCCGGACTAAAGACTTTGGGTATTGTGAAATGAAATTTATTTATTTAATCCAATCATTAGAAAACGGGTATTATAAAATAGGTGTTTCAAAGCATCCACAAAAAAGAATACAAGGATTACAAACTGGTAATCCTTCACCTACAAAATTAATTGGGGTATATCAAACCGAATACGCAAATCAAATTGAACGAGCATTGCAAAGAAGATATGCACATCTTCATAAAGAAGGTGAATGGTTTGACTTGGGCATAAGTCAAGAAGTAAATTTCAAGAAGGAATGTCAAAAAATTGAAGACTCAATAGTGTTTCTTAAAGAAAACGGCAATGTATTTATATAAAACCTTGACAATATGGGAATTTTGTTATAAGTTTGAGCAAAATTTCGAAATAATCTTATCTAAATATTGTAAATATGAAGAGTAAACAAATTGACAAAGCAATTGAAATTATTAATTATGCAATCCAAAATCAAATAACTGTAACTGAAGCATCCGTGAAATGCGGATTCGCATACACCTACGTGAAAAATGTAAAAGCACAGGTGTATGAAAATTATGGAATTGGAAATCTAACTGATGAACTTTTTAAAAAGTTTGTCAAAGCCTATGAAAGATATCAGGAAGAAGGCTTAGAATGGAGTAAACCATCAAGAAAAACAAACAATGACTTTACTAAAGTCAGTGATCCGACAAAAGAAAAAGAACATTTTGTCAGAACTGAACACATCGGCAATAGACAACCTCTCGATCTACCCAAGACAAATGAAAGTGAAAGATTGTTTCTTAATGTGGATGAAGATAAAGAACAGGCAGAAGTCACATGGGTTAGTGGAGCAAATTATCCAAAGGACCATGTAAAAACTCTCGATGAATTACTTGCTGCCACTAAAGTTGATTTGGACATTTGGAAAGTCAGAGAATATTGGATAAATAAATGGGATGTTACAAGTTGGAAACAAAAGTTTCCACAAACAGTTCAAAATTGGCAGGTTAAAGCACGTCTCGAAAAAGACGTTAAACTCAGTGAGGCTCTTGACATAGAAAAGATTTTCAAGAGAATGATTACTGATTACAAAGTGCCTCAAGTTCCCTTCTATAAAAAAGATAATGCAGACACTGACGAAAATAATCTTCTTGAATTAGCAATATTTGACCTGCATATGGGCAAACTTGCATGGGGCGGTGAAACTGGTGAAAGTTATGATACCAAAATTGCCCGTGAAAGATTCATATATGCAATTAACGATTTATTAATTCTCGCAAACAGATTTCCATATTCACGTATATTGTTTCCAGTCGGAAATGATTTCTTCAACAGTGATACCATATTTAATACGACCACACAAGGAACACCGCAGGATGAAGACCTACGTTGGCAGAAAACATTTAATGTTGGCGTAAGACTTCTTATTGATGGAATTAATCTTTTGAAACGAATGGGTAAACCTATTGATGTGTTGGTAATACCTGGTAATCATGATTTTGAACGTAGTTTCTATATGGGTAAATATCTTGAAGCATGGTTCAATAATGATCCTGTGGTATGCATTAATACGGGTGCATCACCAAGAAAATATTATAAGTTTGGTAAAGTATTACTTGGTTTCACTCATGGTAGTGAAGAGAAAGAAGGCTCACTTCCAATGATTATGGCAAATGATATAGAATCAAAACCAATGTGGAGTGAAACCCTCTATCATGAATTTCATGTTGGTCACATTCATAGAAAAAGAGACATGAAATATTCGGCAACACTTGATAAGATAAGAGTATTAAACGAAGATTTAGGAGTTACTGTTAGGTATCTCTCAAGCCTTACAGGTACAGAAGAATGGCATCACAAAAAGGGTTTTGTTGGTGCAGTTAAGGCAGCAGATGGCTTTATTTGGAACGATGAAAAAGGTCTTCTTGCGCATATAAATTCAAATTTAAAAGTATAATAAAATGGCAGAAAACAACAAATTATTAAATTTAGCAAAGGGTAATAAAAAAGCAACTCCTGCTAAAAAAACGGGTGTGAAAAAGGAAAAGGTTATTACACCTGAAGAACAAAGAGACCTTAAAGCAAAAGCAAAGGTTAAAGAACTATTGGATGGCGTTGATTTATCACCGACAAAAAAGGAAGATGATTTACTTGAAATAAGTAAGGAAGAACAACACGGTACTGATTGGCTTCAGGAACAAGTTGGTTTGCTTTCAAGTGAAAATGAATTACTTAAGGCAGATTTAGCCGTAGCAAAAAGTGATTATCAGAAACTGTTAGTGGAAAACCAACAAATTAAACAAGGTGTAGGCATTCAGGATGAAAGCACGTTGAAAACAGGTGTTTTAACAATTTTCCACGAAATTCAATCACAACATTTGAAGAATCCAGGATTTACTCAATTCGGTACACCTAATTTTGTTATTTTCCCACCTGCATTTTTAAATAGAATGATCATGTATTTTCCTTTCTTACAGAAAGAAAAACGATTCTAAAAAAGAAAATCAAAATGATTTGCCTTAATGCTTTGAATTGAGGCAAATTTTTTTTATATTTGCCATTAGTATGAATCGAGTAGGCAATAGAATGTTTAGATGTGTGTATGTATATGAATTTTCAGACAATTCCGCATATATTGGCTTAACATATAATTTAGAAAAAAGAAATATCAATAGAAAAACACAATCGTATGATGCTGTAACCAAACATATTTCTGAAACTAATTCAACACCAATAATAAAGCAATTAAGTGAGTATATACCAACTAATAAGGCATCATTATTGGAAAATGAATATATTAAAAAGTATAAAAATAATGGATGGAAAGTATTAAATAAGACAAAAGGCGGTGAAATTGGCTCTGGTGAAAGAATATGGACAAAAGAGTTATGTCAAAAAGAAGCATTAAAATATAATACAAAGTCTGAATTTTATTATTTCTCAAATAAAGCATATACTGCAGCACAAAGATATGGTTGGTTAGATGAAATTTGTCAACATATGAAATCTCAAATTCATCATTGGACTATTGATGAAGTTAAATATGAAGCATTAAAATATAGTGCAAGATATGAATTTACAAAAAATAATAAAAATGCATATATATGGGCAATAAGACATAATGTATTAGATGAGATTTGTCAACATATGTGCAGTATGATTGGCACAAATCAATATAAAGAAAAAATAAAATGAGTCAAGTTCGTGGTCAAGAATTTCATGCTATAATTCAAAATATTTTTGATGATGTTAATGGACTAAATGTTAGTGAACAATTGCAAGTAGATTGTCCTCGTTGTGCTGAAACAGATGGATTATCTCATGGAGACGGCAAACATAATCTCGAAATCAACACAGCAAGACGTGTTTTCAGATGTTGGCGTTGTGATGAGCCGAAGTTCTCAGGATCATTAGGAAGACTTATCAGGTTATATGGAACAAAGATTGACTATGAACTATATAAATCTTATGCTGATATTTATGGTGATGAATATTCGTATGATGATGACGATGAAAAAGAATATGCACCCGTATTACTTCCAAAAGAAATGATTTTATTCAGTCAAATGGAAACTGGTAATTTAGATCATTTTGAAGCATATAATTATTTATTGAATGATAGAAAAATATCGAGAGAGATAATGTTAAAATATCGGCTCGGTTTTTGTACTGAAGGTAAGTACGCCAAAAGAATAATAATTCCATCATACGATCCGAAGGGTGAAATAAATTATTTTGTTGGCAGAACATATGACCCTACTGTAAAGAAAAAGAAATACGATAATCCAAAATCTGATAAGGATAGGATTATTTTTAATGAAGGATTTGTAAATTGGGATTCTACTGTATATCTTGTTGAAGGTGCGTTTGAAATGTTATCATTTCCCGTGAATATCATACCGATGTTAGGAAAAACATTATCAACCACATTGTTTTTGAAACTGAAAGAAATGAAACCGAATGTAGTGGTGTTGTTAGACCCCGATGCATATAAAGACAGTATAGAATTGTATTATCAATTACATACGATTTATGTGGACTGTGAAGAAAGGGTCAAGTTGGTTAAACTTCCAACCAATGATGACTTGGATGAACTCCGTAGAAATCATGGTCAGGATGCTGTAATAAAAGCATTGCGTACAGCAAGAAATTTAACCACAGATGATTATTTTATTAAACGGTTGCAGAAACCTTACGAACATGACAGAGCACGAAGATACGAATCTAATTCAAAATATTTTGAATGGAAATCCGGCAGCACAAGAAACGGCATATAAAAACTATAGAAAGATAGTAAAAAATTATATTCTAAGTAAATTTCCACCATATTATGATCTGGAAGATGATGTGTCAGAGATAATGATCAAAGTCTTTCTTAATCTCAAAGATTACGATAGTAGCAAATCTAAATTTAAATCTTGGGTTATTACAATAGCAAAAAATTATCTTATTGATAAGTGGAGAACTGGTACTGTTAGTATATCTGCTGGTGATATAAGTTTAAGTACTTCAAATCCAAATTATGGCACGACAAGTTGTACAACAAATGGTAATAATTTAATAACATATACTTCGACAAATAATGCCAGTTGTTGTTTTGAAAATTGCAATGCTGTTAGTTTTGTATCAGCACAATTATCACCAATGGATTTCACATTACTCGATATGAAATATGTTCAAGGGTATGATTATAAGGAAATTGGTAGTGAATTTCAACTCACGAGCAATACCGTCAGTAATAAAATAAACTATATTAAAACTAAATTAAAAAAGAATCTTCCCGGAGACATTTTTGAATAAAAAATGAGGTCACAATCCGTGACCTCATCTTGTTTTTGAGACATTCAATATGCGTTATTTAATCTCAATTTTTTTCTTTGTTTGTTTTGGTTCTTCGAGTTTTGGAACTGTTACGGTTAATACACCGTCTTCCAAATTAGCACTGATATTGTCAACATCAGCATCATCAGGTAAGATAAATGATCTTTTATATTTGCCAGTAAATGATTCTTTACGGTTGTATTTCAAGTCTTTGACTTCTTTACGTTCTGCCTCAATAGAAAGTCTTCTTTCATTAACATCAACAGTAACATCTTCTTTTTTTATCCCGGCAAGCATTGCTTCAACGACATATTCCTTTTCATTTTCAATAATATCGTGAATGGGGCATTTAATTGATGTGTCATCGAATGGATTAAGAAAAATCCTCTCAAAAAGTTCAGGTATTTCTTCAAAGTCAAAAAATACACTTGGTTTGTAGGTGCTGTGCTTAATTGGTAACATATTTTTAAGTTTTAAATTAAAATTATTTTTCATAAATACTACTAAATCTATGCCATAGGTATTTATATGACAAAATTACTGCTAAATATTAATAGAATTATAATTGAAATGCCATTCTGACAATTTTATAAAAACTCTTGCATTTCAAGGCAGTTTTAGATATATTTGTGAAAATAATTTTATATTAAAGAATTATGAATGATAGAAAAAATTGCCCATTTAGGGGACATCCACATTCGAAAAGTACCTACAAGAAATGACGAATACGAAAAAGTATTTAAAAACCTCATAGATTCCCTCACAAAAGAAAAACCTGACAGAATAGTAATTGTTGGAGATTTAGTTCACGATTATCTTGACTTACAGGGTGAACAATTGATCTTAGCATCAGATTTACTCAATGAACTGAGTAAAATTGCTCCGGTTCGTGTAACAAGGGGTAATCACGATTGCCGTAAGAAAAATTTAAGGCGTGTAGATTCAGTACGTGCTATCGTAAAAACACTTCATAATCCCAATGTTGTTTATTATGGTGGAACAGGCTTTTATGATGATGAAAATATTATGTGGGTGGTTTGGCATCATGGAGAGCAAAAAAATAATCCTTGGAAATCAAAAGATGGTAAGAAATTGGATGTAAATGGTTCACCAGACTTTACATTCGTAGATTTATTTCATGATCCAATAACCGGATGTAAATCTACTACGGGTTTTGAAATGAAAAGCAAACAATATTACAAAATCTCTGACTTCAAAGGTCAAATATCGATGTTTGGTGATATACACCGCATGCAATTTTTAGACAAACATCAGACTAAAGCATATTGTGGATCACTCATAGCACAAGATGTAACTGAAGGTGATGATAACTTTCATGGTTATATGATGTGGGATGTAAAAAACCGTGTTGCAGAATTAATACCTATTGCAAATGAATATTCATTTAAGAATATCAGAATAACACCATATACGGACTTTGATGATTTGGATTTTGAAATACAGAATCCAACTGAATTTATGAAAGTTAGATTTGTTTGGGGAACATTACCTAACACCAGAAACCGTCAGAATGAAAGAAAATTATCAGAATATGTTAAAGGAAAATATAAAGGCATTACAATTTCTCATAAGAATGAATTCATTGAATCAGAGAAAATTGAAATAAATGAAAATGTCACCTTAAATAATATTACTAATTCTGCTGTTCAACATGAAATTTTCAGAGAATATCTTGAAAAGATCGGTACGGATAAACAACTTATTGAAGACCTGATTGCTTTGGATGAAGAAATTGTTGCAGATATTACCCTTGACGACATTTCAAATATTGAATGGAATATCATTAAGTTTGGTGGTAAAAATTTTATGTCATATCATGAACTTGACATTGATTGGCGTGATATGGATGGTCTGTTTCAGATCACCGGAATAAATACTGCAGGTAAAACTACCATAATGAAACTTATATCTTATATTCTTTTCGGTAAAACCTTGGAGACTGAGACCCGCATGAAATATGGTGATCAACGTTTCGTTAACAATAGAAATGGTTCAAATTCTTGTGAAGGATATCTCGTATTGGAAGCCAATGGCGAATATTATGGCATCAAAAAGAAAACTGAAATTAACAAAAATAAATCAGGCGATATCACAGGTGCTCCAACCACATTGAGTTATTATGTGCTCAGTAATCCCGATGAAGAAATGACTGATGCAAATGCATTGGAGAAATTAGATGAAGATAAACGTGTTAAAACACAACAAAAAATTGATACGATCATCGGTAGTTATGATAACTTCATGCGTATTGTAATGACTACTTCAGATACTCTTAACAGGATATTGTCAAATGACATGGCAGTTTTCATTGATTCATTACTTTATGATAGTGGATTGGATATATTCGATAAAAAACTCGAAGGTCTGAAAGTATATCAGAAAAAAGCCAATGAAAAGGCAAGAGTTACCTGTAATATTGACATTACAAATGCAATGAATGCCACTTTACTGCAAGAAATTACAGTACTTGAAGGCGATGTTGAGGGACTTGAAGATAAAACAATACCGGATATTCAACAGCATATTCAGGGTGGAAAAACATATATTGAAGTGCTTACTAAGAAGTTATTCAAAATAGACCCCGAAATTTACGGTTTAAAGGTAGATGATGTTAAGACGACTATTGGTACTCATAACAAGACTATTGGTGAAATAAAGGCACGAGAAGTAGTTTTAAAGGCAAGTATCGCACCACTCAAGACAACATATGATGTCGAAAGGCTTAAAACACTTCTTGAACAGAGGGATACACATAAGACTGAGGAATATCAAAAGAAATTAAATATTAAGTCTTTTGAACAAGATATCCGTGATGAAGAACATCAGATTGAAATAATTAATGGTGATATTTTCAGATTAAAACAGGAAGGTGCTAAATTAAAAAAAGAAATTGGTGATTTAAAAAACAGTAAAGTTTGCAGTCTGTGTGGACAGGTAATTAACAAGCAGGAACATATTGATCACATTAATAAAACTGTAAAGGAAAAAGAAGTTGAAATGTTCAGGATTGCAGGAGAAATAAAAACCAAAGAAGAAATCGATAAGAAAAAACATCAAGACTTCATTGAAATTAATAAAGGTACGATCATTGCAATTCAAAAAGAAATCGATAATGATACTCTTGCAATGGAAGGCGTATTGAAAGAAATAGGTACTTTAACCAACGATAAAAATGATGTCGAAAAACGTAAAGAACTTCAAACCGAATTAGATCAAGTACCAATAAAAATTCAAAACGAAGAACTGAAAATCAGTATATTACAACAAAAAATTGATAATTACGAAAACAGTCTGAAGCAGATTGAAGAGAATCAAAAAATTGAAAAAGGTATTAGTGCAGCAAAAGATAAACTCTTAGTTTTGGAAACTGAAGAACAGGAAAAGAAAGAAGATGTTTTCATAAAGAAAAGTTCAATTGCAAGTAAACAAGCATTGATCAAAACGAATAATGATCTCATAATTGCCTTTACTGAACAGGAATACAGAGATAGTGTTATGAATCTCTATAAAAAGTGTGTTCACCGTGACGGTATTCCAAGACAAATATTGACTGCTTATATTATACCTAAAATTAATCTGACATTGGAGAGTATATTATCGGTAGCACCATTTAAGGTTTGGCTTGATGCCGATGATCTGCGTCCAAAATTGGCATATAATAACCGTCCTGGCGCAATCATTGATTGTATCAGTGCTTCAGGAAAGGAAAGAACATTTTCAAGTGTTGTGTTGAAATTTGCATTGAACCAAATCAATGTAAAAGCAAAACCAACGATGTTCTTACTTGATGAAGTAATGGGTAAATTAGATTTGGAAGGCAGTGTTGAAGAATTTATAGATATTCTGCAGTTGATTAAGACTAATATGAAGAAGGTCTTGGTTGTAGAGCACGTCCACGAAATTAACCCCGATTATCTAATCAGTGTGCAATTAGATGAAGACGGAATATCATCACTTATAATAGAATAAATCATATTTTTTTACTATTTATAGGTAAAATTACGTCATGGATTTAAAAAAATATGATGAACTAAGAAAAAAAATCAATACTAAGGACTTTGAAGGCAACAATAAAGGCTTGGATAAGTGGCTTTATCTGTTTTCATTCTTAGGAAATATTGGTTCTATATTCTTTTCATACTTTCTCGTATTTCCGGGATTATTTAAAGCAATTTCGATTAATTTAATTGCAGGAATTTGGGCAACTATACTTGCATTTAGTGTTACAATTATTTTTCTTGTAGCATTTGAAGTAATTAAAAGATATTTAATCAGAAGTTTTGCTTCAGAATATGTTTCAAATAAAAAGAAATTTAAAGCAAGTATTGTTGGTTGGTTGACCATATCGGTTTCAATAATTGTATTGAGTTTTTATCTCTCCATTATTGGATCAAAGAACCTTGCAAGTACTTCGACATATAAAGATAATCTTGTCGAAGTTAAGGCGACAACCACAACTGATAGTCTTTCAATAATGTATGAGAGAAAGAAGAAAACCTATGAGGTTGATAATGAAGCATTAAGAACAGTAAATAATCAATTACGTACTACGATGGCAGAAACACCCATAGGCTATGTATCAATTCGTAAAGGTTATCAATTAAACATTGATAAAAATGCTCAAATAATTACAGATAATCAGGCAGAAATAAATAAGATTGATAATCAATTAGTTCAGCACATTACAGAGATTAAATCTGAATTACAACAAAATAAATCTCAGAATTCAACTGAAGATGTTCAGAACATTATTTTATTTATAATCATTGCATGTTTCTGTGAAATCATTATCTTTGCTGGTGTTTACTTTAGAGAATGGTTTGAATATAACTTATTTGTTATACATCAACAGAAATTTGAAAAGATTTATACGAAGAAAGACAGGTATCATTCATTATTGGCATTCATATACAACGAAGGAAAATTATTGCCCGGAGATAAGGTAATGGGTGGCTTGGAACTGAAAGAACTTGTGGCAGAAAAGACAACAATACAGAATTCAAATAAGTTTGTTGATGAATTTCTTCATGATATGGATAGGTTAGGTGTATTCAATACGGTAGGTAAAAGAAGAATGATTGGTTGTACATACAATGAAGCAAATACTATCGTTGAAAATTTTGATGAAGCATTAAGAATATTAGAAAATATGAAATAATTATGGCAAATATTGATGACAGACAAACAGCAAGACTTCTTAAAGAAGCATTAAAAATTGTCGATAAATTGGCAAAATTTGATATGAGTGACGTTACTTCAGATGATAATGTTGCAGTTGAATTGGAAGATTTAATTGAAGAAGCAAAAAAGTTGACAAAACATAGATTGTGGAAATTATGAGTAAAACAAATTGGGATTTAAGATTTATGCACATGACTGATGTGGAAATTGCTCAATGGAGCAAGGACCGTTCAAGTAAGGTTGGTGCATTGATTATTAGAAACAAGGAAATTGTAACAAGTGGTTATAATGGAATGCCAAGAGGCGTTAATGATGATGTTGAAGCACGACATGAACGACCAGAAAAGTATCATTGGTTTATTCATGCCGAAGCAAATGCTATAATTAATGCAGCACGACAAGGTAAAAGCACAATGGATGCCGATATTTATATCAATTGGTTTCCATGCGATCAATGTGCCGGATTTATTGTTCAGGCAGGCATTAAAAGAGTTTTTTGTGATAAAGAACCAGATTTAAATAACGAAAAATTTGGTGAAGGATTTAAAAGAGCATTACAAATTCTTGAAGAAGGTGATGTGGAAGTTATATACATGAACTACGATGCACATAGACAAGCAAACATATGAAGTTAAAGAAGATTGTCGATACAAAACACAAATTGCCAAAACCCAGATCATTTTAGCCACAAGTCTGAGGAAGGATAGTAATCATATTATCAGATTATTGCATAAAGATTATAGCAAAACTAAAAAATGGAATACGTTTACTGTCACAAGAACCGGAATAATATATCAGCATTTTGATCCTAAATTTCATTCAGATTTTATCGGCATTAAAGAAGTCGATAAGAAAAGTATTTCTATTGTCATAGAAAACATGGGATGTTTATTTAAAACTCCAAGTGGTAAGAATATCAATTGGTTGAATGAAATATGTCCTGATGAAAATGTTATTGAAAGAGATTTTCTTGGTTACAAATTTTGGGAAAGATTTACTGATGAACAACTTCAAAGCATTATTGAACTGTGTAATTATCTTTGTGAAGAACATAATATACCTAAATCAGTAATAGATTTTCATCATTATCATAAAGACACGTTTAAATTTAGGGGTATTGTATTTAGAAGTAATTACATTGATGAAAGCAGTGATATTAATCCTTCATTTGATATACAGAAGTTTAACGAAATGCTACATAATGAAAATAATTAAGTATTTATAAAAAAGAAAAATATGGATAATAAAGGTATAAACAGTAAAACTTCTCCAAATCAAATGCGTATTTTAATGAAAAGAATGCGTGAAGGCAAATATACTCCTAACGCCTATCAAGAAACTACAAAGCATGAGTTATCTATGCGTGATATGCTTAAAATAACCCGTAGGTTGAATGAGGATGTTGAAGAAAAAGAACCTGAAGTAAATTTGGCAACTGTTGAAGATGAAAAAGAACTTACTGACAATTTTACGAATTTATTTAACGAAATGAATGTTAGTATTAAACCATTAACTTTGAGTAGTGATCCGAAATTGAAACTCACAAAAGATTCCGGTTTTTGGGGTGGTACTGTTGATGGTGCTATACAATTTGCATATAAGGCAACTCCCGATAAGGATTCATCGGGAATAGAGTTTAAATATCTTCCTTCAGTTAGTCCTGATGATCCCGACAATCAGGAAATCATTAAAAAGATTGAAGCATTCTACGATACCTTCTACGAATATTGGAGAGATAATTTTCAAGAAACTCAATAAAATATCTGAATGCTATGTATTTATGGGAAAATACATACCATGAGTGGAAAAACATTACAAATAAAATTGAATCTAACGACAATAGTAGTTATTGTATTGTTGGTACTTGGAGTTGCTGGTGGATGGTATCTCTATCAAAAGAAAGTAAATAATCTCAAAACAGAACTTGATTTAGCAACTAAGTTAAAAAATGCATTATTAGATACGGTGACTGTTTATCAAAATAAACAAGGTGAATGGGTTGCAGAAAAACTTACACTACAGGAAACATTGGCTAATCTCAATAAGATAAACAGTCAATTAACCACAGAGCAAAAAGATTTATTGGCAAGAGTTGCAGCAGCAAATAAACAAAATACTGTAATTGCAGCAGCATTGATTGCATCAAATGTAACTATTGATTCATTGAAAAATCTAACTAAACCGATTGTCGATAGTTTAAATAAGAGCATAACATTTATTGATTCGACAAAGAATCTTAAATATGACATTAGAATCGGTAATGTCGTACCAGTGCTTAAATTAACTCCTACTCTAACATTTCGAAATTTAACATTACCAAATTTACAATATATTGAATTTTTCTGGAAAAATGATAAAAAGGATAATTATCCGGTTGCTTTTAGTGTAACTAATTCTAATGAATATTTTAAAACAATGAATATTGATAGTTATATAATTCCTCAAGTAAATAAGTCAACACTTAAACCAACATTTTGGCAAAAGGTGGGGGATTTTTTTACTAAAAGTGGTGGTAAGTTTGCGTGGTTTGGTGCTGGTGCTGGCGTAGGCATTGCAGCATATTTATTACTTGCGAAATAATATACTCCGTAAGTGGGGGACAATTTATATTAAAAAGAACGCACATCATATTATATGTGCGTTCTTTCTTTTTGTGTTAGGTAAGTATTTATAAACAACAGATAAACGCAAAATGAATAAGGATGAAGTTAAAGAGATTGTTAACAATGAAATTAAGAAATTCATTAATGACGTGCTTGATAAAGAAATGAAAAAGATTTTACAATCTAAGAGCAGTGCAAGTCGTGGTGAACTTGTTGATATGGTGAGAAGTGCATTTGACTCTGTTTATCAAACATTGTGGCAGAAAAAAGATTTTTGGAAGACTGGAATTAAATAATTGATATAAACTAATGGCAACATTCAAACCAACAACGGGCACTGATCCTACACCGCAAGGTAAAAAATTTGAGACAAACTTTAAAAAGACTATGACTCAATATAATGTTAATTTAGGTGAAGTCGATAGCAAATTAGATGAAGCAGAACAGTCTTTGAAAAAGAAAATCTTCAGTCTTGCTAAAATGGAAGCATTGGTGTTTTCAGACCCTAAATTATCTTCAGTTTATGAAGAAATGTCTGAGAATGGTGAAGAAAAATATGGATATCATTATAATGAAACTATTCAAAATATGTTGTTTAATGACTATGTTTTGAATAGTCCTAAGTATTTACAGAAATACAAACAGGCACAACCAAAAGAGAAAAAAAGAAGGGATAAGAGTGGTATAAATCAATTAAAGAAACACGGTGAAGAAATGCAAACAAGAAATCTCGTAACGAAACCCGCACCTAAACCTGTCACTGAAGCAGATGAACAGAAGACAAAGGTATTGTTTTTAGTCAATGAAAAAGACCCAAATGATCCTGATTTATTCGCATATTTTCCAGAAGAAGAGGGAGATAGAAAAGGTAATAAAACAGCATATTCACACGTTGGTCAGCACTCGGCAGCAAGTCCTGCGTATGCTGAAGAAAGTCGTCAGGCAACTCCTGAAGAATATCAGGACCTTAAAGCAGAACTTGAAGGTTTGGGATATAATCTCGAAGTTCTCAATGGAATTGGAGAAACAACAGGTGCAGGTGGCGCAGGCGGTGGTGGCGGAGCATTTAGTGGCAGTGGTCAATATTCTGCACCATTGGGATATAAAAAGAATGTCGATGAATTTACTATGATGAAAGGTAAACCTGAACAAAATGTTGATGTAGAGGCTGCAGATGAACCACAAGATGATGATTGCTATATCGAATCAAATGGTTTTAAATATACCGTAAGTTGCAATGGCAAATTCATAAAAGAATTTGTAGAAATGGATGATGCTCTTGCTGCAGTAAAAACATGGAAAGAAGCCAATAATTGGTATCCAAACACTTGGTTTATTTCAGATCATGGAAATTTTAGTTTAATTGATGACGAAGGTAATATTATAAACGAAACCACTGGTAGTGGTTCATCTGGTGCATATTATGGACCTGCAATGTGGGGTTCAGGTGATTTAATGCACACAAAAGGCAAGGCAAAAGTAAAAACTGTTCCTATGGTAAAGGGCGGAACAATAATTGGTGAAAATAAGAATTATCTTATCGATCCAACAGGCTTTGAAAAATATGTAGAAAGACTTAATGAAGCAGATATATCATATCAAACAGAATTAGGAAAAAGATATCAACAATCTCATACAGGAAGTAATCAAGGCTTGGGCGTTAGTGAAGTGCCTCAAACACCTGAACGTGAACAATTAAAACAAGGTATTGATAATAATACTTCATTATATATTGGTCAGGATATTGATAAAATGAGAGACGATGATGTGAAAATTTTGCATAATGATATGACACAGAAAAATTCATATTTTCCACATCCAAATAATCCTAATTTACAGAATGATGGTATTTCAGGTAAAGCAAAAGAAGATAATACAATTATTGATAAAACAAGTGCATTTACAAGTGATACGGTAAAACATTGGAATCCAAGTGATACTAATATCGAAATGGATACATTAAAAACTGGTGATCCTGATAAACCTGATTTAAATCTCATGGAAGACTCAGGCACTAAATTAGAAACAACACAGCAATTGAAAGATTATATTGCATTAAAAAAGACAACAACCGGAAAGGGTTTGACAAGAGACGATGTTCCAAAAGTTGCAGGTCAGGCATTATATGATCTTGCAATACAAATGGCAGACAGATTTTTATCTCCTGTTAGTTGGGATGAATTGGCTGATACTAATTCTATGTGGAGTTATATCAGAAAAGAAGGTGGAATGACATTTGAACAATTGGATGTTGCAGTAAAAAAAGCATCAAAGAAAAGAGCAAAGGATGACGGAACTGGTTTTGATAAATTACTTGAAACCAACGTAAATGAATTCTTAGGCGGGGATGCGGTGATTGGATCAGACGTAAAAAATATTCAACCAAGAGCAGGCGAAAAACCATTTGTGCTTAATGGCAGTAAATGGGAATTTGAAACTGCTACATATGATAACGGAAAAAAAGATATCGTTGTTTACAGTTATAAAGATGACATATATTATGATTATCTCAAATGGCGTGAAGCAATGGGTATTGATAAAAATACACAAACTATGAACGAAGTGAAAAAAATAGACGAAAAAGCCAAGTCAATTGAACAACAAAGGTTGTTTGGAATGGCACATGCAGTACAAAAGGGTGAGTTACCTGCAAGTAAAGTTGGTGGTGCTGTGAAGAAAATAGCAAAAGATGTAAGTCCTAAAGATGTTGAAGATTTTGCATCTACTAAACATAAAGGTTTACCGGATAAAGTAAGTGAAAGTGCTCAAGACAGCATTATAGCAGATAAACCTGATTCGATGTCAAATAAGGCAACCCCAACAAGTCAGCAAAGTAGTGGCATTGATCAAGGAACAAAATCAGCAGGTGGCGGTGGTAGTGTGAGTGAATCTTACGAAAGCCTGTTGGAAGAAATAAATAAAGAATTGGATGCATTTTCAATTCATCATGATAAATTAAAAAGAATGGCAGAAGATAGAAAACCATCAGCATTGGTACTAAGAGACCGTGTTGGCAGTGAAAACGAAAAGAATTTCAAATCAGATTTGAAAGATAGTTCAGTAGCAAAAGAAGTGGACGTAGAAAACGCATTAGAATGGAAAGATCAACAGACTGATGTTGGTAAAGACCCACAAAAATTAGGTGCTGATATAGAAAAAACAGAAATTAAAAGTGCTGATATGAAGTCAGGTGAAGCACTTAAAGATGTTGGTGATTCAGCAAACGATAAGGGTGACGAGATTCCAAAACGTAATATGACAGAAGAAGAACAAGATGAAGTTTGGAAGTATCGTTTTGGTCTTGGTGATCTGGTTTACGATAATGAAGTCGGCAAACGTTTTGAAGACCGTATGAAAAAAGATATGGGTGAAAAACTCTATAAGCAAAGACAGGAAAAACTTAAATTCCGTGGTAAAGCACCAATGTATAATAAAGACCCACAGCCAATTGATCAAACGACTGCAGATAAAGTACAGTTCGATAAAGAACAGACTGGTTGGAATGAAAGAGTTGGTTTAAAAGAAACTCAAATAACTGGTAAGTATTTTGATGATCTTGGCAAAAAGAAAATCATTGACTTTAATTTAAATGAAGTTTTAGAATTAAAATCAGATAAAAGAGTACCTGAACTTAAAAAAGTAAGTCTTGAAGGTCTTGGAAACACATATACACAGAAAGTTAGTGTTAATGAAAATTTTGTTAAAGCAGTTGGTGGTTTTAAATTCTTTACTAATGGTCAGGATGTGTTTGCACTTAAAAATCCTGTTCAGAATTTAAGTGAAGGTATTGAAAAGGATAAAAAACCTGTTGTAAACGAACAAATGGAAAAAATGAAACATCTTGTTGGTTATAATACTGCTACATTTGTTAAACAAAGTAAGATAATATAAAATGGGAAACATAACAGATAGAATAAGTAAAGAACAGTTTGATACTGCATGCAATAATCATTTACCAAGTGGTTGGATTAAATTTGCATTCAAGTACTTTTCAAAAGAAACTGAAGCAAAAAATATGGAAGTTAAAAATACTGTTGTATATACTCTTGGTGGATTATTTTTACTTGGATTAATAGCAGCAATGTTAAATTTCTCAGATAAAATTATTGGTATTTTTATTATACCATATTCAATTTTGTTAGGGGTATTGGTACTTTATTTATTTTCTGCGGTATTTTTAAACAACTACAGGATTAAACAAATCCGCAAAGAACTTGGTATTACCCAAGATGAATATGATGCTTTAGTATCAGTATATTGTTAGAAAAAATTAAGAAAATTTAGAGAAGGCATTAGAAATAGTGCCTTTTTTTATGAATGAGTATTTATAGAAAAATATAATTATGGTATCAATATTATCACAACAGAGATTAGATAATTTAAACTGCGTCTTGGGTTTAGATTGTTCAAAGTATCAAAAAGACATTACTTGGAGTACTGCAAAAGCAGCAGGAATTCAATTTGCTTTTGTAAAAATTACTGAAGGACAAACAGGACATGAAGATGCTCTTTATAATGTAAAGGCGAGAGTTCTTTCCGCACAACAAAATGGCGTAAAAATTGGTTATTATCATTTTGCCCGTCCTGGCGATGTTGGCGTTCCCGAAGATGATGCAAATGCAGAAGCACAAAATGTCTTAGGTCATATTGGTTATTTGCCTGTTGCCGATTTACCACTTGCTTTTGATGTTGAAGCATATGCAAGTACTGTTGTTTGGAACAATAAAGTAGATCACATGAATAGATTTATTACTGCATTTATTAAGGCAATGAGTGACCATAATATCGATGTTATTATTTATTCATATAAAAGTTTTCTTGACACCAATGCAAGTCCTAACTTTGGTTCATATCCTTTATGGATTGCTGCATATTTGAATTATCCTGAAGTTAATTTACCTGTAGTTCCCAATGGATGGACCGAATGGAAAATTTGGCAATTTACAGAACAAGGACAAATTGGTGGCTATACTGGAAATATTGATTTGAATATTATGCATAAAGATTATTTTGATTCATTTTAAAATATGAGTACTGCTCAAAAATATATTATAGTAAAAGATCGTGTTGAAATCTACAAAGACTTCACCTTAAACTTATTATATTATATTATTGATTTTTATCTCGACAGAGAAACCCTCAGTGCTGATCAGGACATCAGAAATCATTTTATGTGGTGTTATAGAAAAGTTTGTGATGAATTCAAACAAGAAAGTTTGGATTTCAGCACTAATGATGTATTAAGGGAATATTTTTATCAATTTTATTATCATCAATTTTATAAATTAAAAACTGAGGAAAGTAATCACGATAGTTCATTGGCATTTTATGAAAAATTTTGGAGAAATATCTTTAAAATTGATAAGCAAAAGAACAAAAATGTAATAAACACATTGATAGAAGTCTATAATATTTTCGACACTTCAATAAATCAGGAAAAAAATATCTTGGAAATCGTCTAAAAACTCTTGCATATAGTATTTAATAGTGCTATATTTACAAGCATAAAAATAATATTATTTTAAAAACAAATTTAAACATGGCAAATTTGAAACTCGACCTCTTAAACAAACTGAGGAATGACAAGTATTATGAAGAACTTGAATTGGTGCGTCTTGCACAAGACCCAAACACAAATTATAAGGAAAAAATTGACAGAATGTCTGATAGACTTATGACCATCAGTATTTTGAATGCACAGATGGGACTTGCTGAACAATACTTCCAAGAACCTGCACCAGTTGCAGCACCTGTAGCAGGAGCACCAGTACCTGGATCAGCACCTGCAGGAGTTGTACATCCGGGACAAACTTTTGGTGAATAAAAAATGAACTTAGGAACTAAAATATCTGAGTTTCTATTTATATCTTCCATCATCTTTATTGTTTATATTCTTGGAAATTTGGCATTAAAGATGTATGGAAGGTTTATTCTTGCCGAAGACGTAACATTTGAATTAAATACGTTTGAGAAAATAACACTATGGATTTCTTTGGCGTTATTTTTCTCATATATAATATAATAAAATGAAAGAAGTTGAAGGAATTTTAACACCCATCGAAGGATACATGCTCTCAATTGAGAGAGATACTATCAATGGTTGGTATTTCATGAAAGTTGGAATACCAAAAAATTGGGTATTTGATGAAAACAATGAAATTGGATATGAAATACTTAGTGAGGCTAATGAAGGTAAATTATTGAAAATTTATCCCAAAAAGCAAACAATAGTTATTGATGATCTCATTGCATTTGTTGAAATTATTATCCACACCAATGAAACTATTGCAGCAAAAGAAAAAGAATTTGCTGATCAAATGGAAGAATTCAAAAAGAATTTGGAGCAAAAAGCAAGTAACTTTTATAAAGAGTTAGATGAACTGAAAGACAATTCTTTTAAAAAACTTAATGATAAATTCGTTAATGAATTAATTACTGGAAAAAAACCAAGAAAACCCAGAAAGCCAAGAATTCCCGTAATAGTTACCCCACCTGAAAATCTCAACGAAGGCGGTTCGCAATAAACTCTAATGGCACTCGATAAGAAAATATTATCGGTTGATGCAGATGATGATGACGGTGTTGACATCAAATCATTTACATTATTCGTTCAAGAAAATACCAATAGAAACAAAAATTCTATTGCCAATCAATTTACAGAACTTGGCGAAGACCTTCTTGGTGAAATTGAAGAAAAAAAGCAGAGAAAAGAAACCGAAAAGCAAAAACTTATTCCATATATTCTCAGGCACGATAAAAAATATTCTCAACGACAATTGAATTCGTATTCGTTTGAAGATGTCAAGGAAATACGTGATGAATTAAAAAATAAAAATATCTTCAGAAGAATATTTCACTTCATTTTTAACCTTTAAGATTATCATTTATCGTATCCGGCTTGGCTTCGTTTAATAATTGTTTTGTACCATCGCCCATTTGACCATTATCTTCGTTACCGCCACCAACAACTTCTTGTGAAGTTGGAGTTGTTTTAAGTCCAAAACTATTTTTGAATCCTAATAAAGTAAGTACAAAACCAATTAATTCAACAAGAAGTACGTGATCTACTACTTTAGTTTTCCACATTACAATCAAACTCATTATGACAGTTGTAGTTAATAATATTAAACCAATTAGTGCTGTAAATCTTGTTATGCTATATTTTGCAGTATTGGTATCTCGCAAAATATCAAAGAAAAATCTACGAAAATTATGACGTGTCATTTTTATTTCCATAATATGCTTGTTTTTCCCATAAATACATTATATTTGCATATAAATTATCTAATTCATTATAACTATGGAACTTTTTGAAGAAGTATTCAATCCCGGCAGCATATACGATATGCTATTTTTCAATGTAAAAGCAGTTCTTATCTATCCTACCCTTGCAGAGTTGCAGAAAGAAAATCCAACATTGTATGATCGTTGGAAGTATCTTTCAAAGAGCAAATATAATCTCGATATGGATACCTATCATGGCACTGCAGGCGCAATGCTTGATGAAACAATGAAATATGCTCAAATATCATATGAAGAAAAAGCAGTTTTTTATCCGGAGTTCACGAGAATTTTAGCAATAACCTATGGAACGGTTCGTAGTGAAAATGGTTTACCTAAAAGATTTTTGAAAAAAATCGCAAATGAAGATGAATATCTGACACTTGTAACTTTCATGGATGTACTCTATGGCATTTCAAGTGAAGCCATACAGTCAAGTCCGCCATATTTTCCAATACTCTGTGGACATAACATAATGAGTTATGATATACCATTGTTAATCAAACGATTTTTGTTTCATAAAGATAAATTCAAAGAATTTAGAAGGAAAGAAAATCCTAATGAAATAAACAATCTATTGCCACTTATATTAAAAAAATGTTTAAGTGCTAAACCTTGGGAAAGCAAAATAGTTGATACTGTTAATGTTTGGAAATTTAATGGTAGTGATTATAGTCCATTAATGCTTGTTGCCGAACACCTTGGTTTAAAAAAGACAGTTGATTTGGATGCATTACCCGATGTTAATAAAAAATATTGGAGTATGGAAGAAGCCAAGCCACAAGAAGCCTTGGAGTACGTGGCATTACAGTCTGCAACACAAACAAATCTTGTCATACAACTCATGACTCAGTTAAGAGACCTTTAGTTTTCATTAAATCATATTTTTATTCTCTGAATTGAAGTAGATTTCATTATTTACTTCAATTCTTTGGTATTTATATCAAAAGAGAATAAATATGAATTTAGATTTTCTTAGTTCAATCAAAATAAAGAATGTTTATGCCACATTACTTTCAGGAACTACTGTTTGTGGATTAACTGCTGTATATGGCACAAAAATATATGAAAATAGTACTTGCCTTGGCTTAACATATTTGGGCATTAATGCATGTGCTGTAGATTCAGCAAAATTAAATAATAAATCTGCATCATATTATCTTAATACTGGCAGTACAGCATTATGTGCAACAACTGCAGGTAATGCTTTGGCATTGTGTGGTTGTGTGCCTGCAAGTTTTCTTCTTAGTGGTGGCACAGCAAAAAATAGTACTTGTTTAAACGGACAATTAGCAAGTTATTATATGACTGCAACAGTAGGATTAACTGGCGCAACAAATGGTTTAGGTACTACAAGTCAAAAAATTTGTCTTGGCGGTGCTTTAATAGCAGGAACTTCAATAACAGGTAACTATGCTTTATGTTTGGGTACTGTTGCAAGTAAGTTATCTGCAATAGATTTACATTCTGCAGGCAATACGACTATTGTAGCAGGAGCATTATTAATGTCATCAAGTGGTGCAACATTTACGGATTTAACTTTAACAACTAAACAAGGTATTAAATATGCAAGTGATTATAGTTTAACATATGATCCACGTTCATTGGTTGATAAAGGATACGTTGATAGTGTTGCAACTGGATTGAATATTCACCAAGCAGTTTGTGCTGCAACAACAGGTCCTATTACATTGAGTGGTAATCAAACTATTGATGGTGTTCTGACAACTACAGGTAATAGAATTTTGGTTAAAAACCAAGCAGCAGGTCAAGATAATGGTATATATTCTGCAAATACAAGTACTTGGGGTCGTACAAGTGATTATCAAACAAACGTTCAAGTTACTAATGGCGATTTGATCCCTGTTACAAGTGGTTCAACTCAAAATAGTTCAATTTGGGCATTAACAACACCTGAACCGATTACTGTCGGTACTACTGTTTTAACATTTACAGAATTTTCAACAGTCATTGATATCCAGGCTGGTGCAGGTATTGCTATTACTCAAGTAGGCGGTATACATACTGTTTGTGTTTTATTAGGAAGTAATTGCGGATTATCACTTGCTGGCACTGGATTATGTGTTAATTCCAATATTGCAGGAAGTTGTTTAAGTTATAGTAGTGGTGTTCTTAATGTTTGTGCTTCATGTTTCTTGGGTGCTACTGCTTGTGCTACTGATAGTGCAAAATTTAATAATGTATTACCAGCAGGATATCTTCTTAGTGGTGGAACTGCAGTTTGTGCAACAACTGCTGGTAATGCTTTATCTTTAGGTGGTGCATTAGCAAATACATATGCATCTTTAGCAAGTCCAAATTTTACAACATGTATATGTACACCTGTAATGTGTTCAACAGGTGTGGTTAAAGGAACTATAATAAGTGGTTCAAGTTGTATTGAATCACCAGTTATTCGATTAACAACAGGTGCTGCAGCAGGATGTGTTTTCACGTCAAATGCCGGAGGTTGTGGTGTTTGGTGTTCTCCAACTACTGGTAATATCGTTTGGAGTGGTACAACAGCAAATGGTGTTGGTACGTATTATAGTTCAACATGTATAAAATCACAACCTAACATGACATTTGATGGCACAAAATTGGGTGTAACTGGAAATATATGTGCAACCACATGCCTTTGTGGTGCTTGTACTTATGGTAGTACTTGTGTATGTACACCATATATGTGCGGTGCAACTACCTATGCCAGTACTTGTGTTTTTTCACCCATTTCGTGTGGTACTACTTGTGTTATTGGACCTATTGTACTTGGTTCTACTTGTGTTTGTGGTGCAATTGTATGTAGTAATACTTGTATTCTTGCAAGTACATATATTTGTGCAACTACTTGTTTGGCTGGTTGTAGTCTTATTATTTGTAATACTTCAACAGGTACTGATGCAATAAAAATCTGCAATACGGCAACAAATGGTAGATTTTGGTCTGTAGGTGATGGTGCTGGTAGTTCACCGGGTATATTTGGCATATATGATAATACTGGTTCTGCATTAAGATTTAGTATCAATAGTACTGGTGTTGTTTGTGCTACAAATTGTTTTGCAGGTAGTGGTGCAGGGTTGACTGGTACTGCAAGCAGTTTAACTGTAGGTACAGCAACAAATGCTTTATCTTTAGGTGGTAATCTTGCAAATACTTATGCGCCACTTGCAAATCCTGTCTTTACTTGTTGTATTTCAAGTTGTGGTACTCACAAAATAGGAGTATATACATATTTGGGTAATTTATACAGTGCCAGTGATACTTGGTTAGGTCAAAATGCATATCCGAATTTTGAAACGGCAGTTCAAATAAAATTAGGTAGTAGTTACACAGCAAGTGGTGCAGCAATACTTAATGTAGGTTTTAACGGTTTAAAATTTTATCAGTGGTCACCAGCATCAATATCTGGTTGTGTGGCTAATTCTGTTCTGACATTACCAGCACCAACATTAAATATTGGTGCTGATTGTAACACTTGTATATGTGGTTGTTTATGTCTAAGTAGTAATGGTACTGCTGCGGATTGGATTGCAACTTCAGATTGCAGACTTAAAAAATGTATTAAACCAATTATGGATGCACTATCAACAGTGATGCAATTAGAGGGTGTTTGCTATGAATTATGTAGTGATGAAAAACATTTGAATCAAATTGGTCTTATTGCACAAAATGTTGAATTAGTGCTTCCAGAAGTAGTATCACACGGTATACCAAATGAAGAAGATTTTAAATATGGTATTACTGATGACAAACTTGGTTTGAAGTATGATAAAATAACTGCTGTTCTTATCGAAGCAATCAAAGAACAACAAAAACAAATCGAAAAACAAGATGAACAAATTGCTTGTCTTAGATATGATTTAAATTATTGGAAAAACTATAATACCTAAGAGTTATGGCAATGTGCAATAGTGGAAGTTTGGGCATGATAAGTGCACCACAAGGTGGATGTAGTAGTATATCATTGGCTGTTTGTGGTAGTGCACAAGCAAGCAGTTTATGTTCAATGTCTCTTGCTGCAGGTAAAATCGCACCACATGCAATGAGTGAATTTCATGGATATGCACCAATAATACCTATTAGAATGTGTCAAACTGGTGGTGGTAACTGCGGAACTGCATATGCAACAAATATTGGCTGTTTAACACCTGCAATTTCAGTTGTTGGTGATTGTTATTGTGTTTGTTTCTGTACACATATGTGTGTAACTACGGGTGGCGTGGGATATTCACAAATTATTATTCAACGTGCTGGAACAAATCAACTTTCTTGTTGTATTACTGCTGGACAGGCATGTATTAATCCATCTGTTTCATTTTTAGTTTCTAATGGTCAAGCAGTTAACATTAATCTTTATGCTTGTAAGAGTTGTCCCGGAGGATGTTGTGGTGGTTCATCGGCATGCGTTTGTTTAAATAGCATAACATCAGTTGTTGGTTGTTATAGTGCTGGTACTCCTGCCAATGAAATAGCAGTAACCAATTAATATTTTTAATAGTAAAATCAATTATTCGTGTTTTAAAGCATTACAATCAATTTTAAGCCTTATAATTGTTCTGAGGTCTTCTGGTATATAATCCCATAGATATGTGCTAAAACCCTGCCAGAAGTCGTATTCCAACAATAATTTGAGTCTATCTTCAGCACTTAACTTCACCCAATAATTTTCTGCTTGTTGATCCACTGATTAAAAGTACTTATCAATAGATAAATACTTTTAAACCCAAGTAAGGTGACTTGAAAAACTACCTTCTATGTATGGAGCATCACAATAACCTTCAAATTCTTCATCCGACATAAATGCTCTTTTCTTTTTATCTTCATGATACAATAAGGCATTCAGCATATCGAATATCGTATTATGAAACGTATATGTATTTCTCTCATGATCAAAAGAGTAAACAAGTGTTTCTCTCCAATTTTCATGCTGAACTTCTGATGAATAATTTAAGAGTATTCCAATGGTATATCTGCCATCGGAAAACTCTTCATTATGAATTTCCTTTATGTGCGTTATCATATTTTTTTGTATAATTTGCAAGAAATTCCGGATTTGAGTGTGATCTTGCTATAAAGGCAACAAAGTCTGTAGTTTCCTTATATGGTGGTATTCCCCTGTATTTAAGTACAGTACCTTTACCCGCATTATATGATGCAAGAGCCAATTTCCATGAAATTTTTTCAGGATTGCTTCTGCTTTTCCAAAAAGAATATAAATCTTTCAGATAATTCAAACCAATATAAATATCTTCCTGATCCACATCTAAATGTAAAGTATCTGTACGTAATAAAATCTGATACGTTAGTTTAGTGTCAGGTATTAATTGCATAAGACCAACTGCACCTGCAGGTGATACAACAGTATCTCTGAAAGTAGATTCTTTAAAAACTAATCTAAATGCCATTCTTTCAGGTATTTTGAGAGTATCAGCAACATCGTAAATAAATTCAATATATTTTGTATCAATATAATCCGGAATAATTAATTCGGATTCAAATTCGATATTTTGAATTAAATTTCTTATATATATTTCTTTTTCCAATTTAGCAACCTTTTCTTCCAACATTTTTGTAGCATATTCATCAACAGTGTTTTTCGTGCTTGATTCTGCATTACCTATACTAATATTGCTAAGAGTGAAAACAGTAAAAAGAAATAGTAGTGTTAAAATAAGTTTTTTCATAACCTCGGTTTTAATAATGTTATTTATTGAAAATCAATGAGTTATTTGTTAATAAATTTTGGAAATTTCCCGAAAATCTTGGGGATTTAAAACCAAAATGCCCGAAAAACTTTGTTTTTTCGGGTATCGTGAGAATTGGCATGCTCAAATCGAGAGAATTTTGAGTACTTCGAGCCAAAGGTATCTTATCTTTAAGGATTGTTAATATGTTTTTTTTATAATACATTATAATTCACTATAAATACTCTGAAATTCACTAAATGTTAAATTACTTCTTATCAGCCTGTTGTGCGGGGTTTGGAAATAATTTGACTTCTAAGCCACCAATAATTTGATAGGCTTCAAGAATAAGTTCTTGTGCCTTTTTAATTCTTTTTTTTAATTCTTTGTGTTTTTTATAAACAGGGTGCTCAATAAGAACATCTTCGATCATATTAGCAATAATATATGCCCTGTCGATTGCTTCGACATAATGACCTTCATTAAGACCTTTGATTTTTTTCTTCTTTTTTCCCATTATACAATAATTTTTCTTTGATCCTGTTAACAACAATATTCGAATTAAGAATAAATAAATGGTTTTCACCAATTCTTGCAAATCCGCATCTGTTGGCAACCGAAAATAATTTATATTCGTTGGTTTCAGTATCTTTTTTCTTCATAAGTTCTGCCAATCCATAGTATTCCATTGCCGGAACACTTTCAATTTCATTTATCTGCTGAAATTGATGATAAACTCGAACATTTTTTATCTTAAAGTAATATTCGGCATCATTAACGTTATCCTGAACTGGCTTAACTAATGCAATGATTGCCACATTCTCAGCATAGAAATCCCTGTAAATCATTTCCATGAATTCTTCTGTAACACCAAGTTTCCTGAAATCAGGATGAACAACTAAACCGTGTATAAGAACGACTTTACAATAAGTTTCAAGTCTTAATTTTCTCTGACTAATAAGTTCCATCAACTCTACATAGGTGTTTTCTTTTCTATGTGCTCTAAGCAATTTATTGAAATCAACATTTAATGCTGCACCTAAATCAATATTTATTGTTGATAAACCATATTCGCCTATGATCTTTGGTGGTATATTCTCAGCAATTTTCAATTCAGATATAGTTCCATTGTATTCGGTTATAATGTTGTCATTCTCATTAACCAAATCAAAGTTTTTTCTATAACCTTGCGTTTTGAACGTTAAATTGTTCCAAATATCCCATCCATCTTTATTCATAATTGGCAAATTTAAGCATTATTTTATTAAAAAACAAATTTTATTGTAATTCATTGGACTTCTCCAACTTACCCAAGAGGTCAACGAAGTAATTTCTTATCTGCTCTACTTCAAGATACTCTTTAGGTTCAAAGTTTTGATCAATCCAAGTCGTCCAATATAATTTTATACCAAACCTGTCCATGTCGTTGATAAAATCATTGATGTCACGAGGAAACGGCATCTTATGACTTACTCGTTGATTTGCCTTGAACGAATTGGCATCTTTTCCAATTGAATAATGTTCTACAAAGAACTCCAAGGTGATCTTATCGTCATTACTGAACTTATACCAAGTACCCATATTCTTACCCCGCCAACCCTCAAAAATCGTGTCACAAGGCTTTTCAGTAACCGGAGACAACATATCCACTGTAAATGGAACAGTGAGAAAATTTTTATATCTCTCACTGCCCAATGTGTTAATATATGGAGTTACAATTATCATTTGGTTGTTAATGACATAATATTATAGGTCTTATCATAATTCCGAGTAAGAGTCAAAACATTAAGTTCATCACGAATTTCTGATTCACCCTTTTTCCAAACTAATGTCTTTAGTTCTATAATAATATTGCCATTATCGGGATCAACATTAATTGTTCCATAGCATTGTTTATCATTTCTCCTAACATGTATATCCAATGCTTGAAGAGAAACAGGAAAACCATCTTGCCAATGAAAATAATCATGTCTGATCACCGAAGATGCCTTTTCCCATCCATTATCAGTCTTACGATATAGATATAAGTCCTTATCTCTGATATTTTCACTGAGGTTTTTCACAAATGGTTCATATGCGAGAACATATATTTCATCATTTGCTTTAAAACAACGATTATCGGATATAGTCCAATCTTTGGTTTCAATCAATGAAGGCTGTTCAAAGATTGGAAGATATCCTTCTGATTGTGAAAATGCTACCGAAGTAAACATTAACCCGAATAAAAATAAAATAACCTTTTTCATAATACAAAATTTATTAGTTCTGCCTAATTATACGATGATAAGGTCAAAATGTTACAAAAAAACTAAGATTTTTTGATGATTATACCAAATTTAATTCACAAACAGTCAATATTAGGACCTTTTTTGGCAATCTTTTACCCTCTAATTTGCTCTTAATCAATGAATCAGCATATGTGTCAGTCATTATTTCACCGACATTCATCCAACTTCTATCAGGTACTTCCAATATTGTTTCTTCTGTCACAGCATCAATGTATTTGACCGTGATTCTCGGTGTATTTTTTACGTATTTTGCCATAATTGTCTTATTTAGTAATGAAAAAATAATTGCTGTTTAAATGATTTCTTAAAAGAAATATCATTTTTTTTAATCTAAATCTTGAAATTTGGGGTATTCTTTTAATTATTTCACTATCACAATAATTAAACCCTATATATTCATTTATTTGATTTTCAAAAATTTTCATGTCTCCATCGAAATTTTGTTGTTTTTTTCTAATGGTCTTAATTTTTCGTTTTTGTATAATTTCAGGAGTTGAACTATTTTTCATTTTGGTTATTGTTTCTTTACCAAAAAAGACTTCTTTATGGCAATTTAATATTATATGTCTTTGATAAATATAATAATGCTTCAGCATTTCCTTTACAATCCATTCTTGGATCATGACTATGAGTTGTTATTCTATGTTTTTTCCATCTGTAATACATGTCGCCACTTGCACCAGAAAATAAATCTCCAATTCTTCTTGAGGACCAACCAAAAGGATTTGAACCATTAAATTTGTGAAAATAATAGTTAAGACATACACCAAAATCATAACCATTATTATCTGAAATACCAACAGGCGAACCTTTGGAATTGTATCTTAACCATTCAGCAAATTCTTTCATCACCTTCTCAGGTTCATCGAAAGTCAGATGTTCTTCACGGCTAAAACCACTAATTGCCAATGCTTCAGGATTCCATTTATCAGAAATGGGTCTAATTTTACCGTAAAATGTTTTGGATAATGATGGTTCGACAACAATTGCAGCAAAACACACCATTGAATATTCTGGCATAAGTGGACCATCACTTTCACAATCTACACAAATTAATTTACTCATAATAATATTTTTAAAATTTTATCTTTTACTCCACTTTGTTTTATTCCTTCATTAGCACGGGTACATCTGACAAAGTTTTCTGGTATCCAAAGTTTTAAATCCAAATCATCAACTGCCACCCATTTAGTAAGTTCGTTTTCACTCGCATATTTATTAATTTCATATGAACGGCACTCTTCAAGTTGTTGCAGACTTGTGAACTGTACTCCCCAAGAAGAATTTGTTACTCCTGAAACTTTTGCCTTTACATTATTCCATTCAAAAATCTCATTTAATACTGCAATAGTATAACGATCTCTCCAATCAGATGAAATTATAATAATAGGATCGGTCTTTTCAACAATAGCATTAAAAACCTTTACGCATGTTTCATCAAAACGATAACAATCATACATAGGATGCCATTTTTTCCTATTAGTATAGTATTGTGTTGTCGTAGCAAGTACTCCGTCAATATCGAGTAATATATATCTTTTAATGCTCATTCTATGTCTTCTTTATCCCAATCTATGGTCAAACCGTCCTTTAATACCTTTAAATGAATGTCAATGTGTTCAACACCTTTTTCGGGTTTAAATGTAAGGTCAAGAATTGCTTCTTTGGTCTTTTCATTGATATCTATGTTGATTTTGCAATCTCTTTTCAGAAGTTCTTCTTTGACAATTTTTGCTTGTTCATAATCCTCTCGCATTATTGCAAAGGCATATAATTTACCTAAATCAGGGATGGCAAAAGACGATAAATCATCAAATTCGGGAAAATTAATGCCAATAAGATGAATACTATCCATAGTAGCATCAGGATCAAATTTTTGTATTAATTTGAGCACGTGTCTTCTAAGTTCTTCTTCCCATCCCATAATTTAATTAAGTTCTATTCAATTTTTGCCAAATTGCCGTGCAGTAACCAATTTGGTATTTGCAATCGTCAATTGGATTGTGTTCAGTTCCCATTTTGGGATAATGCTCTTTTACTTCCGGTGCAAATGCAACCAAAGTCCTGACATCACGTTCACATCTGAAATTCCAAGGTTCTTTTAATCCACACTTAATATATGCATCTTCAAGAATACCCATATCAAATCTTACACCATTGCCCCAAAGTTGAACTGTTGTAATGCCTAACTGTTCTAAATACAATTTAAAGTCATAAAGTACTTGACTGATATTTTTGCCATCACCTATGGCAACTGCCATGCGTGCTTTTTCGTTCTGCATGAACCACCATTCAATGGTGTCACCATTTACGATCATACCTCTATCAAGACATGATTGAATATCGACTTTGGTATAAAATTCTCTACCAAATTCTCCGGTTTCAATGTCGAATTCAACAGCACCAATAGAGCAGATTACCGAATTGCTCTTATTGCCTAATGTTTCAAGGTCAACCATTACATGACCTAATTTTTTTGTTTCCATGTTTTAATTATTAATTGTATGTACTTTATCTAATTCGTCCCATAATTCCTGAAGTATGTCCTGATTAAGTTTGCTTTTGTACCAAACAAGTGCTTTCTTAAATATGGGTTTGCGATATGCATATTCTTCAACGTATTTCTTATACATTGAACTACCATGTGCTTTACTATACATAGCATTGGCAAGTATATCGCACATCTTAAGTATAATTGCACGATAATTTATTACAGTTTTGCCCATTGTAAGTAAATGTTTCATCAAACGATTTTCTGCTGATACATCTGTTACCGCCAATACTATATCTGCAGCATCCTTTCCAATTACTGCTGAAACATCATTATATGATTGTTTTGTATCTTCCAATATATCATGGCAATACGCAGCAGCAACGGTAATATCTCTATCTTCCGGCTTAACAAAAATGGACTTGTAGTGTTGAACAACAAGAACTACTCCATTAACATGCACCATATAACTCTGACCTTTATCATAAGTACAATTTGCGTCATCGTGACATTTACGGGCGTATTCTGCAATTATTTTAAAATCTGGTGTCATTGTTTTTCGTTTAATTCATTTAACAATTCTTGATAATATATTAAATCATTTTGTGCATGATCTAAGTCTCCACTAAAGATACTGACTTCATTTTGTGCTTCTTTTAGTTTCTTTTTGGCTTCTTCTAAACGATAGGAAGCATCATCGTAAGCATGTCCTGCAGTTTTAAGATTACCTTCAATATGTTCTCTAATTTTTTCCATGATGCAATAATACGAATAATAAATTTAATCTCCAAATTTTAAAAATATTTGTGTGAGAATCATGTAAGATTTTATCAGAATTATGTAAGTTTTATTGGGTTTAATTTTCTATTTATAGTATATGTTGTATCCATACTCTGTTCAAATTTACTATCTCTGTCAGTTACAATATAATATACAAATAATTGTAGTTTAATATAAAAATTTAAAGTTATGCCAATTTTAACAATTTTATTAGTATTAGTTGCCGTAGGAGTTATTCTATGGGCAGTTAATAAATATGTTCCAATGGCTTCCAGTATTAAAAACATCCTCAATGTTGTAGTAATTGGTATTACAATATTTTGGCTTCTTAAAGTCTTTGGAGTTTTTGCCTACTTAGGCAGTGTACACATCTAAAAACAAACAATTTTGTTTTCAAAGAGTGAGTGAGTGTTTGACGTAGAAATATGTCATCTCACTCATTTTTATTATTTGCCCTTGCATAATAAAATTATTTTCGTATTTTTGTAACATTATTGATTTCAATACGTATAATGCAATAAAAACTATTATGGAAAACGAAGAGAAGGGTATTGAAAATATCCAGAAAATAATAAAGACCAAAGGATTTCACATCATATTTAAAGGTGATCCTTCCGTTGGTATCTTTGATTCCAGGTGGGAACTCAATGGTGATTTTTATTTTGATAATCAACAGGAACTTGAAGATTTTCGTAAAGAACTTCAGGTACTCTATGAAAACTATTGCGGTGAAGTAACAATTGAAACATTCGAAGAATATGCTGACAGGTTCAACTGAATACAAACCAACAAACGTAATATTTCTTGATGTGGAGACGTATTTATATTAAAACATTAAAATGGGAACAAAATATGCGTCAAAACAAATAGAAAAAGAAATTATTTCATTATATGAAACAAAATCAGAGAACGAAATAGCATCAATTTATGGTAGAACACAATCTGGAATTAATTTAATTCTAAAAAGAAATGGAATTCGAAAATTAAAAAAAAGTAGATTAAACATGAGTCATCTTGCACTTAATGTTGACTATTTTAAAGAAATTAATTCAAAAGATAAAGCATATTGGCTTGGCTTTATATGCGCAGATGGAAATATTAAAAAAACAAATAATAAAGTATCATTAACATCAAAAGATTTGGAAGTGATTGAAGGATTTAAAGGGGCAATTGGTGCAGAACATACTATTAGTAAGAGAAAATTTTTTGACAAAAGAACTAATAAAACATATATCGGATATTTAATTCAAATTGGTAATGAATTATTTGTTAATAATTTAATTGATTTAGGTGTGACATCAAATAAAACAGATATATTGAAATTTCCGAAGATTGATGAAAAATATTATTCATATTTTATTGCAGGATTATTTGACGGAGATGGGTTTGTTGGTATCAGAAATCATAATAAACTACGAATAAGTCTTATTTCAACTAAAGAAGTGTTAGATTTTATAAGTAATTTATTGACTAATATAGGAATTAATGAATTATCGAAAGTTAAAGTTTCGAAGAATAAAATAAATGTTTGGAAAACATGTCTATATAAAGACGCAGATAAGTTTTTAAATTATATATATGGTGATGATAATTTTAAGTATTATTTAATGAGAAAATATAACATATTTAAAAATGCAAGTAGAAATTAATAAATTTCAAAATTGTATATTTTTGGACGTTGACGGTGTTTTGAATTGTCAATTATTTTATGATGAAAAATTCAAAGAACTCAAACATTTTGATGGCATACCATTTTATAAAACCGTGAAAAAATACTTACGCAAATTATTTCATCAAAAAGAAATCAGTGATTTGAACTATTATAAATCACAAATGTGTGCCAAACGCATAAGTTGGCTCAATATATTATGCGAAGAAACTAATAGTGCAGTAGTCCTCAGTGCTTCTATGAGAAGTGGTTGGTCTGTTCCGGACTTACAGAAAATTTTTAATTATTGTGGTGCTACCTTTATTATAATAGATAAGACGAGTCATTGTGATTGTAGAATCAGAGGTGTGGAAATCCAAAATTGGATGAAGGATAATTGTATGAAATGGTTTGGTGTTCAATATTATGATTTTCATCGTTATGCAATCATTGATGACGATTCAGATATGTTACTTTGTCAAAAGGGGAATTTTTTTCAAACTGATAATTATAGTGGTTTAACTCCCACTACTTGTTATAAAATAAAAAGATTTTTTACACAAAAAACATTTCATTACAATGAATAGCAAAAATTTAATAATTGGTTTTATTTTTCTTGTCCTATTATCAACAGGTATTGAATTTATCTTCAAAGAAAAACACGGTGGATTAGACACCAAGCAAGTTGAAATAACCGAAACTAAGACTTATGAACAAGGACTATGGGATGGTTTTAATAAGACCATGAAGTATCTTGATCAAATTGGTTACATCAAAGATACCGTGCATATTGAAATTACCAAACTCGATAGTGTTTTACATGCAAAATAATTAAATATGACTGATACTGATGTAATTGAGAAGATACTGAAATCCAGTAAACCTTCAGATTTGTTCACAGATGATGAACCTAAAAAGATTTATATTCAATATTCCAAATTAATTCACCCTGATGTTTGCAGTCATAAATCAGCAGGTGAAGCAATGGCAAAAATGAATTATTTTAAAGATGTACTTGAAAATGGTACTCCTTATGTTGATGAAAGTGGTCCATTCAGGGTTTTTGAGAAGAAAATTGTGTATGTCGTCACTGATGCCAATCGCAAATTAATTACCAAATCTGTTGAAAATTATAAGAAACTTATGTCACTGCATGACAAACCGTCAGTTAATTTTCATAGATATCTGCCAGAAAGTATGGTTTTGGAAAAAGACTGTCTTACAATAAATTTGAAGGATCGTAGTATTCCTTTAACCGGACAGAAATTACCTCAAGAACACGTTAATTGGCTGTTTTCCAGGATGTTCGAATTTGTATTGTGGTTGAGGCAAATTAATTACTCACACATGGGTATGAATCCTACTACAGTCTTCGTAGTGCCTGAAACTCACGGTATTATAATAATTAATTTCTATCATATGGCTACTTTAGGCAAGAAAGCCGAAACAATCAGTGCCAAGTATAAAATGTGGTATCCTACTATTCTTTTTACACAAAAAATCGCAACACCTGATATTGATTTGGAACTTTCTAAGAAAATTGCATTATATTTGTTGGGCGATAGATCAGCAGCAGGAACAAAATTAAAAATGGATAAAACGATTAATAAAGAAATTTTGAATTTTCTTCTGACAAAACATCAGAACCACAAAGATGAATTTGTTCAATATAGAGAATTATTGGCAAAAAATTTTGAAAAGAAATTTTATCCACTACATTTGTAAATAATTTTAGTACTAATATTAAATTTAAATTTATGGGATTAGACAAATTTTCCTCACTCGAAGAAATGGGTGAACAGAATGAAGCACCGGAAACTCCGGTGGCAGCAACCTCTCCTGAAGCAACTCCGGTTGCCGAAGCCGTAGTAACAGAACCCAAAACAGAAGAACCACCTGTAGCAAGTGGTAATTTTGTTTCGGAAGATAACTGTGAAACCACTAAAACTGAATAATCATGGGATACAGTACATGGTCAGATGACGCATATTCACACTTAAGTAGTGGTTATGCAAGTAAAAGTGCTGCAACGATTTTCAGTAAATCTGCAGTAAGTGACATGCTTCCTATGAATTTAGGGATAAGGGAATCACGTGACAGTGACATACACCCTGAATCATTAGCAATAATGGTATTCCTTGATGTAACAGGAAGTATGGGTAGAATTCCGGAAAGTATTATCAAAAATGAACTTGGTACTCTTATGAATACCATTATTGACAACGGTGTTCCAAACCCACAGGTTCTTTTTGGTGCAATCGGTGATCATCATTGCGATAGCACACCACTTCAACTCGGTCAGTTTGAGTCAGGTACAGAAGACCTTGACAAATGGCTGAAAAATACCTATCTTGAAGGTGGTGGTGGCGGTCAGAACATGGAGTCATATTTATTGGCATGGCTTGTTGCAGGAAGGCATACTTCAATTGATTGCTTTGAAAAACGCAATGAAAAAGGATTCCTTTTCACACTCGGTGATGAAAAAACATGGGGTGATGTAAATGCAAGCAGACTGAAAGACCTTTTGGGTTACACTCAGGCAGAAGATGTAACTGCTGAACAACTTCTTGAAGAAGCACAGAGACTTTATAACGTGTATCATATACATGTTAATGAAGGCAGTTACAGGGACGATCCGGATGTTATTGGTAATTGGAAGAAACTTCTCGGTGAAAGAGTTATTGTTTTGAATGATTATCATGCAATATGCGCAACAATAGCAACACTTATTGCTGTGCAGCATGGTGCTGACATCAAAACAGTTACTGCCAAATTCACTGCAGCAATGGCAGGCGCAGTTACTACTGCATTATCAACTGTAAATGTTGGTGGAGTTGTATCAAAAAATGATGATGGAGTTATAAAACTCTAAAAACATGCGAACGGTTATAAGGGACATGTGTAAAAATATGTCCCTTTTTTTGTAACATTATGAATTACTTTACGTATAATTAGAAAATAATACTCTAATGAAGATAAAAATTGTATTGGGGTTAGGCTTCGGGGATGAAGGTAAAGGCGCAACAGTCAATGCTTTATGTACTGATCCTAAAAATACTGTAGTTGTTAGGCATAATTCGGGTCATCAAGTTGGACACACTGTTGTTCATAATAATATCCGGCATCCATTTTCGAACTTTGGTTCAGGTACACTCAAAGGTGTTCCTACATACTTTTCAGAATACTGTACTGTTAATCCATTGGCGGTGAAAAAAGAAGGCGATGTTCTTCGTGCACAAGGAATTTATCCCGTTGTATATTATAATGCCAATGCTATGGTGACTACACCATATGATATTTATAGGAATACAAATGATGGCAATAATGTTTTACATGGCACTGTTGGTGTTGGTTTTGGCGCAACAATTCAACGTAATGAGGACATGTATCACCTGTACATCAGAGACCTTCAATATCCGAAAATTAGAGACATGAAATTGATTGCTATTCAGCAATACGTTTGCCGTGAAACCAATGATTATGCCATTGTTGGAAACAAACATTATGATCAAATCATTGAAAAATTCAAATTGTCGTGTGATGAACTTGTTCAGAAGTACTCAATTATTGATAATTTCGGTTACATTCGTGTACATGATCCTGATTTGATTTTTGAAGGTGGTCAGGGTATTATGCTTGACATGGATTATGGTTTCTATCCAAATGTAACACGAAGCAATACCACAAGCAAGAATGCAATGGAAATTATTGAGAAGAATGGTCTTGGCAGTCATATGATCGAAACATATTATGTCACACGTGCATATCAAACCAGGCACGGCAATGGACCGATGACTAACGATGATTTGGATATTTCATATATCAAACCTAATCCTCTTGAAACAAATGTTGATACAGGCGCACAAGGCATTTTCAGAAAATCTGTATTGGACATGGATTTACTAAAATATGCATTGAATTGTGATAAGTATCACAATAAAAGTTTGGGAAAATTTTTGGTAGTTACCTGCATGGATCAAGTTGGGGAAAGAGTACCTGTTACTGATTTCGAAGGTAAACTTTTGAGTCTCATGCCAAAAGAAATCGGCAATTGGCTGAGTATATTTAATGTTTATACATCAAATTCTGATCAAGGAATTGTTTTTTAATAAATATTGTATATATTTGCATTATGAAATTCTTAATTCAAAAGATCAACGGTGAGATCAGGCATGATTTTGCATTCACACTCTTAGAATCCATAAGATTTAAGAATTGGTTATCACGTAATGATAAAAAAGATAAAATCAAAGTAAAATTCATCGAATATAGTGACGAAATACCTGAACCTTCGGATATTTATCCAATGCCATTTAAACCAATGCACAAGGATTACGTGCCAATTGGCAGTGTTGAATTTGTCAGTGATTTTCTAATGCATTTTCATAATCTCAAACCTGAACCAATAAATGTTCCGGAAGAACTTTTCGGGTTTGCAAAAAGATATATATTTAATGATAGTCATTTAGGCTTGGAGAATCAAGCAGGAAAATTCTTTGTAAAGAGTAATGACAAAATCAAAGGCTTTGCTGAACTTGTAGAATGTTTTGATAATGGCAATCAGGGAACAAAATACTCAATTCCAATACCTGTGGGAGCATATCAATTTTCAGAATATATCAGAGGCATTGAAAGTGAATGGAGAGTCTTCGTATATGAAGATAAAATGGTTGGATTACAGAATTATACTGGTGATTTTACTGTATTTCCAAATATTAATAGAATCAAACAAATAATCAATGCATTCGAAGTAAGTGGTAGTGCCCCGATAGCATATACACTTGATGTAGGTGTGACAGATCACGATACAATTATTATCGAAGTGCATGATTTTTTCAGTTGCGGACTCTATGGATTTGCAAATCACGGAGTATTACCGCATATGTTTTATAGATGGTTTGAAGAATATTTATTCATAAATTTCTAAATATGAAAATGAGTAGTATTATAATAAATGGTAAGTCATACATTGGAAGCCAAGTCAGTGTCAGTGGTAATAAGATTACAATAAATGGCACTGATGTTACTCCGGATACCAAGATAGTTAATATCACAATTGAAGGTGATGTTGATTATGTGACTGCTGATTACTGTGAAAAAATCATAGTAAATGGTAATGTAAAAACAGTGTGTACTACAAGTGGTGACATCGAATGCAAAGATGTTGCAGGTGATGTTAAACTCACAAGTGGTGATGTTCAATGTGGTAATGTTGGTGGTAGTGTACAGACCGTAAGTGGTGATGTTAAAGCCGAAAACATCAATGGTAGTGTAAAAACTCTCTCAGGAGACATTAAATATAAAAAATAATATGGGAAACAGTACTTGGTCAGACGAAAGGTTTATTGCAAACCGAAAATACAAAGCATTGTGTGTAATTATGACACCTAATGGTATTGTAAAAGAAGGAACAGTGTTAACAACAGAAGAATGGAAAGAGGTCTTAGTATTTGGCATAGGACATGATTTTGACGGCATGTTCGAATTAGTTGATGAAACAAACAAAAATAATAATATGAAAGAATTTCCAAAACTCTTCAAAAAAACAACAACAGGTGCTATTCAGGAATGGACAGTCAGTGTTGATGAAATTAATGGTATTCCTACCATAATCAATAGATTTGGTCAGGTTGGCGGTAAAATTCAATACAGTCATGAACAAGTTCTATCAGGCAAAAACACTGGCAGGGCAAATGCAACTACTGCAATGGAACAGGCAGAAGCACAAGCCAAAAGCCGTTGGGAAAAACAACTCAAAAAGGGATACGTTCAGAATATCGAAGATGCACAGGCAGGTGTTGTTGATGCCATTATTGAAGGCGGTATTGCTCCAATGCTTGCGCATAAATTCTCAGAACAAGGGCATAAGATAAAATATCCGGCACTTGCACAGCCGAAACTTGATGGACACCGTTGTACTTCACAGAACATGACATCATTACTTCATCACATTTCAGAGAACGGTAATGAAATTACTCTTTGGAGCAGAACACGTAAGCCTATTACAAGTTGTCCACATATAATTGAGGCACTGAAATATATTTCAATTCCCAGACTTGATGGCGAACTTTATAATCATGACTATCATAATAACTTTGAAGAACTCAGTTCATTAATACGTCAGGAAGAGCCAAAAGAAGGATATGAAAAGATTCAATATCATGTTTATGATATGCCAAGTTCCAATATGACCAATATTGAACGTAACGAAATTCTACAGTCATTTAAAAAGGGTTTTGAAGGTACGCCAATTCATATTGTTGAAACTATTGTGGTTAATGATGAAGACGAACTCATGGTGGCTTTCGAACATTTTCTTGCAGAAGGTTATGAAGGTTGCATGGTCAGGAATGCAGATGGCATATATGTCAATAAACGTTCATATGACCTGCAGAAAATCAAAGAATTTGACGACAGTGAGTTTAAAATTATTGGAATTAAAGTCGGAACTAAAGGTTCAATGGCAGGTAAAGCAGTATTCACCTGTGATATTCCCAATGTAGGAACTTTTGATGTTAAATTGAAAGGCAATATGGATGATCTGAAAACATATGCTGATGACCCAAGTTTGGTTATTGGTAAAATTCTCACGGTCAAATATCAAGGATTTACCAAGTATGGTTTTCCAAGATTTCCTGTTGGATTGCGTTTCAGAGAAGATTTATAATATGGCACAAAAGAAGAGAATTCAATATCAAGAAACCTATAAAAAGGGTGTGGTTGCCGAAAAAGAGCAAATGCTTAAACTCATTAACATGCCAGAAACAATAGTTTATGCTGTTAAGGCAGGCAAATACGATGATGGCAAAGAATTTATTACAATAACAATTGATAATGTATAAAGGTATGGTACGATTTTTAGAAGAAAACGGTTTTCCAATGACGTTGATCTTGGACACTGATTTTAATTACGAAGACCCTCAAAATGATTTTAAGGGTCATTACACAAAAGTCACAGATGCTGCAGGTAATATTGTTGGCGAATTTGCACACAAGGATTTACGTGGAAGAATTCATTGGGTGAATGGTTTCTTTACTGCTTTAAAGTTAAGAAATGGAATATAATGGTACTTAAAGGCACATACACACTCAGTTATTATAGTGAAAAGATACTTCACGATCTGATCATTGTTGTTGAACTCCGGATGATTGAAGGCTTAATGAAGCCAGGACAGAACGTTTGGGAAGGTTTTGCCACATTGAACGGTCAACCATATGAGGAAGAAGATTTAAGTCATTGTGTTAATGCTTTACTTACCGTACAACGAATTGGTTTAGAACGCAAAAGAATTTTGAAAGACAACTGTAAATTAAATAAGATGACCTTTAAAGTAAAAAAGGAGACAATAAAATGACAACAGATGAATTAAACACTGCATTAACAATGGAGATAATTCATTATAAAGAAACCGATGAATTAACTCCTGATCTGAAAAGATTACTCATGGAACTAATTTGGTTAGAAACGCCAAAAGCAAGATATAAATTCTTGAGTGATAATATAAAAATATTGTGTGAAGCAGATGCATATGTTGCTGCATGTAAACACTCTATACATTTCGATCCTAAAAAGTCTGATAAACCAAATCTATATATGGGTCAAATTATATGGTGCTCATATTGTAGTACAATAAAAAAGCATGCAGGAGAATTAGGTTTAAAAACAACAAGAGAAAGAGTATGAAACCAAGAGAATTTCTTAAAATAATGATGGAATATGTCGATGAAGACAGACGTTGGAGAGCATTAAGTGTTGGCGATATTATTTATGATGCACAAGCACGTTGGGGAGATACTGATTATCATAAAATGATAATTGATGAAATTAATCTTGAAGAACGAGAAGTTATTGCACATGATGCAAGTCCTGTTGTAAATTTTCATAATGCAAAACTAAGTGGTTTTTTAACTGAAAAAGAATTTAACAAACTAAAATAATGAAATTCTATAGATACGAAACAGTTCAATATGCAGTTATTGGTGATGATGGTGAATATACTGATTCACATCTTCCCAATCCAAAATTGGAAGTAAGAGAATATGATCTGCTTAAGGAAACGCCAAAAGGATATTGGATTGGTTATGGTAGTATGGGTTATAGTCATTATAATTGGAAGAAATGGGTAAGTAAAACTTGCAAAAAAAGATTTGCATATCCCACAAAGGAAGAAGCATTAATAAATTTTATTAAACGAACAGAAAAGAGAATTGGAATTTTGGATAGCCAGTTAATGGCATGTAAAATAAGTTTGAATTTAGCAAAAAACCTGAAAATATGAAATTCAAAACATTAAAAAGAGTTAGTCCTATTGATAGTAAATTTGATGAATATGCATCAATAGGAGAAGAGGGTGAAATGTATACTCATGAGCATCCAAAATGGCTTGGTAATGAAGCAACAATTGAAGGTCTAAAAAATCTTTGTGATGATGAAGATATTGATATTGATTGGAAGAATTATAAGATTGTCGAAATCGAATATTTTGAAGGCAATGTTAGTGCAGATATCCGTAATAAACTTACTCCTGCCTTTAATTTAATTGCATTGCTCAATTTATATTTTAAAGAAGAAGATCAACAAAAAAGATACTTATTAAAACGTGTCATTAAAAAAGAAATGGCACGAAGTAAAAAAAATATAAAATATATTGACAACTTGTTGTAACATTACAGTATCTTTGTCGTATAATGTAATCGTATAACATGATCGTATGAAAATTTATTATTAACTAAAATTTGATAAAGTATGAAAACAGGAACATTAATTGGTGCAGGTGTATTTGCACTTATCGTAGTAGGATTTCTCTTTTGGGCAATTGGTTTATCAAACACCGAAAAGAAACTCTACCTGACAGGTAAAGCAGCACAAAATCAGACTCAGGTAATCTTTGACAATACTTGGAAAACAATTCGTGATCAGGCTAATGTCACGGATAACTACAAGGATGATTTCAAAGAAATTTACATCGGTATGATGGAAGGTCGTTACAAAAACGATGCAGTTGCAGGTCAGCAATCTCTGATGAAATGGGTACAGGAAAGTAATCCGACTTTGGATGCAAGTATCTATAAGACTTTAATGAATACTATTGAAGGTTCACGTAAAGAATTTACATTTCAACAGGAAAAACTTATTGACATTGATCGTCAGCATAAATCCCTGAGAGCAACTTTCCCGAACACTTTGATCATCGGTGGTCGTCCGGACTTGGAAATTAAATTAGTAACAAGTGCTAAGACCGAAGAAGCCTTTAAGACTGGTCAGGATAACGACAATCTAATAAAAAGAGAGCCGAAACCTGCAGTAACAAAATAAAAAAGTTCTTTGAAGATAAAGTCTTTCTGCTGAAAGCAAACAGTGCAGTATGTTCATAGCCTTCAAAAATGGTGGCGATCCGCAAGGATTGGGTTAAGTCCACCTTCTATTCAAAATGCATAGTCGTGCCAAGAGGACGTTGTTTGTAATAAGATGGCAAGAAAAATACTGGGACGATGTTGATAGACTGAAACGACTGCAACTACGTGCCATTCTGCTTGGAAAAACAGACAGAAAGACCCCACGATTGGATGACGGAATTGGTAGACGTATACTTGTTGGTTTTAAGGTTAAAATATGTCTTTAAAGCATAGGGTAGTTCCACGCATTGGGGATTAGTGCACACGAGTCCTTCTGCAATTCAAAAAACATACCCACCATGCAGGTTCGAATCCTGCTCCAATCACGAGTACTAACACGATGGCTGAGTGTTCAACTGACGGATAACATGCCAAAAAGGAAGCACCGTTACAAAGGAAAGTTGGCGACTAAACCTAACTTTGCAAGTTTGATAAATGAAACTTGTTTTTATTTAAATTATTAATTATGGGATATCTTCACATTGAAAATCTTTACAAAAATCAAAGCATTCTTTTATTTAAGGAATGCTATGCTATGGAAAAAATTCATGGCACTTCTGCACACATTAGTTGGAATTTCACTAATAAAATTGTGAATTTCAGCAGTGGTGGTGAGAGCCACGAAAACTTCATTAAATTATTTGATCAGGAATTTCTCAAAGCCAAATTCGTTGAGGTATTTCCTGATATTGATGTTGTTATCTTCGGTGAAGCATATGCCGGAAAACAGCAAGGTCAATCTCATGTTTATGGCAAACAATCAAAATTCATCGGTTTTGATGTTAAAGTTGGTGACTATTGGCTTAATGTACCGAATGCAGAAGATGTATGTAAACAATTCAATATTGAATTTGTGCATTATAGAAAGATTGAAGTCAATCTTGAAAATCTTACTGCCGAAAGAGATATGGATTCCGTTCAGGCTGTTCGTAATGGCATGGGATATGGTCATAAACGTGAAGGCGTAGTTCTTCGTCCTTTAGTTGAAATGCGCATAAACAATGGTGACAGGGTTATTTGCAAATACAAGCCTGACGAACAAATGGAAACCAAGACCAAGAGAGAAGTCAGTGAAGAACAACTTAAGGTTTTAAGTGATGCAAAAGCAATTGCCGAAGAATGGGTAACTAATCTCAGGCTTGAACATGTGTTACAGAAATTCCTTGCTGATGTCAGTATGGAATCAATGGGTGAAGTAATTAAAGCAATGGTTGAAGATGTTTACAGGGAAGGCAAAGGTGAAATAGTTGAAAGCAAAGAAGTAAGCAAAGCCATTGGCGGTAAAGCCGTACAACTTTTCAAACAGAAACTTAATAGCACGTTAAAATAATGGAAAAGATTTACGTACAAGATAAACGAGACATATCTATATATGATATGTTTAATGGCACTCCTGCAGAAGTCATTGAAAAAATAAAGAAGCAGAGTGCTGATTTGGAAGCCGAAGGTTGGAAAAATCTTAAATTTGCAATTTATAGTGATTACGAAACTCTTGAGATTATGTACACCGGAGAACGTCTTGAAACCGATGCTGAATTCAATAAAAGAAAAGGCAGACTTGAAACTAAATTAAAAAAGGATTATGCCAACTTGGAAAAAAGAAAAGCACTTTTTGAAACCTTAAAACAAGAATTTGAAGGCAATGGAGATAAAAATTAATATTAAGAATTGCAGTGAATGCCCTCATTTTAAAGAAGAACGGGTATATACTGCAGATAGTTTTGAAATGCCTTTTGATTGGTTCTGCAAAAAAGCACATGGTCGTAAAATTGCAGGTTATGTTGAATGGCATGATAAAGTAGCAATACCCGATTGGTGTCCATGTAAAATAACTGATAAAAAAGAATAAAATGAGAGACGAATTAGGTGACAGAATGAAGTTTTTTGTTTTATCTACGTATTTATATGGAAAATACGTATGGAAAACAATGACTATTATGTGTATGTCTATTTTAATCAACTAAAATCGGGACAATGGATTTATAAAGAGCATGTTTTTAATTATCAACCCTTTTACGTTGGTAAGGGTAGAAGAAAAAGAGACATCATGCATTTATGTCCATTCATGTTAGCATATAAAAACGTTAAAAATTCAACAATAAAATCAATAATCAGTGAAATTGGAGAAATGCCAATTCATTATAGAATATACGAAAATTTGACCAATGAAGAAGCAATTAGCATTGAGATTGATTTTATAAAAACGTTTGGTAGAAAAGATAATGGCACAGGAATTTTATCGAATGGTACTGATGGTGGTGATGGTGCGAATAATTTTTCTGAGGATATCTTAAAAAAACTTGGCAACAATCGTAGGAAGGTTTATCAGTATAGTCTTGATGGAATTTTTATTAAAGAATGGGAAAGTGTTAAATCAACCGAATTAGAATTTAAAAGTAGTGGCGATATTTCTACGGCAATTAAACGAAATGGAACTTATTGTGGATATGTTTGGTCATATGAAAAACATGAAAGCATTAAACCAAGGACAAAATATCAACAACCAATAAAATATGAAAATATTAAACAGGTTAATAAAAGAACTAACGAAATTATACATACATTTGCAAATGCATTAGAAGCAGAAACCGAATTAAAACTAAATGCTGGTGCAAGAAACAAAATTTGTGATTGCTTGAATAATAAATTAAAGACTGCATACGGATATAAATGGAAATTTTAAATAAACTAATATTTTGAAAAATGGTTGATGAACTTGGAAATCGCATGAAGAAATTTTATGAGGACAGAACAAAAAGTTGGCTTCCACGCAGAACGTATACTATTATCCGTATTGACGGTAAAGCATTCCACACATATACAAGAGGTTTAAAACAACCTTTTGATGAAGGTCTTGTCGAAGACATGGACGCAACTGCTTGTTACCTTTGCAAGAACATACAAGGCAGTAAATTTGCATTTGTTCAGAGTGATGAAATCAGTATTCTTTTAACCGATTTCGATAAAATAGATACAGATGCCTGGTTTGATGGCAACATACAAAAAATGGTAAGTGTTGCTGCAAGTCTGGCTACTGCAAAATTTAATCAGTTAAGACTTATTCGAACAAATAATGAAGTTGTTGAATTTACTGGTGCTGATATTGGATTATATAAAATAGCAACTTTTGATGCACGTGCATTTACAATACCATGTGATTATGAAGTTGAAAATTATTTTATTTGGAGGCAAAAAGATGCTACAAAAAACAGTATTTCAAGTGTTGCTCTGAGGTTTTATAGTCATAAAGAATTGGAAGGTAAAAACGGTGATCAAAAGCAAGAAATGATATTTCAAAAAGGCACTAATTGGAATGATTATGCTCCAATGTTTAAAAGAGGCAGATTTATTTTCAAAAAAGAAGTTGAAATGGAAACACCATTTGTTTCAAAGGATAAAAAGCAAACCACTTATATGCGAAATGTTTGGACAAGTGGCGAATGCCCAATATTTACTCAAGACAGAGAGTTTTTATTAAAATTTATTCCAAAAAATTCTTAATTTTGTAACAATTAGGAATCTTTATCGTATAATGTATAAAACTTAATATTATGCCAACAGTCTATCTTGCATTATTAATTCCGATCATAGTAACCGGAATTTTCTATTTTTTCAGAAAATCGCAATTTGTTTGGTGGGAATTCTTCATTCCTATTGGTGTAGTACTTATATCTGTTGTAATCGCCAAGGCACTTATTGAGCACTCAGCAGTTAAATTCACCGAATATTGGGGTTCAACTGTTACTGCAATCTATGAAGAAGAACCATATAATTATTGGCATCATGAAACCTGTTCATATACAACTACCGATAGCAAAGGTAATTCAACCACTCATTATTACGACTGTTCCCATCAAGTTGATGAAGGACCTTCATGGTATGCCAAAACCAATATTGATGAAACGTTTAATATTACTGAACAACAGCATGATGAACTTCTGAGGCAATTCGGAACACGCAGGACTATTGTTGATTCTCATGAAAACTATTCTCCACGTGACCATGCAAGTAGCAGTCATGGTACTAAATTCGAAGGTAAAATAGTCGGTAAGACTTCATATGTTTATCAGACAGTATGGGGTGGCACTGACGATACACGCAAAGCATATACAAGTGAACATACTTATATTAATAAGGTCAAGGCAAGTGATCTGACTATCTTTAATATCAAAATGGTCAAAGAAACTCAGGCAGATAGTCTTGGCTTATTTAGATATCCACCATATGAGGGCGGTGGGTTATTCGGAATGACAAAAGGTCTTGAATATCCAACCATCTTAGGCGGTAATATCAATAAAGAAACTCAGGAAAAATTCAAGAGACTCAATGGTAAATTTGGTCCAAGTAATCAATTAAGATTATGGATATTAATATATGAAAATAAACCATTGTCAACTGTAATATTACAAGAAAATTATTGGGTTAGAGGCAACATGAATGAATTAATAGTATGCATTGGTAAGAAAGGCAATGAAATTCAATGGTCTCATGCGTTTTCATGGGCATTAAGTGATGTATTGACTGCAGATGTAAAGAACCAAGTAATGAATCTCTATACGTATAAGGATAGCACTATTAAGAAAAATATGCCACGAGTAGTTCCGGTAAGTAAAGAAATACAGCATGCGGTAAATAAACTTAGAGTAAGTAAAGATAAATTACCACCTGCATTGCCTTTACCTAAACAAATCACCGTAGATACCATAATTAAGGTTAAATCGGCATATCCCATGTTAAATGAACAGACCTTGAATGACTATTACGACTATCTCAATGTAAATCTTTCGAAGTTCCAAAGAAGATCATTTAAAGAATTTGATTATCTTAGTGTAGAACCTTCAACAGGTGCAGTGATTTTTATATATATACTTGCACTGATAATTGCAATAGGTGTGAATTTTTGGGTAGTTAATAACGAAATTTATGATGAATCAGCACCTGAGAATAAAAATAAATGGAGAAATCCATATAATAGATATTAAAATGAAACACTTTTTTAAAAGAATCTTTAATTGTGCTCTTCACGATTTTAAACCTGTGAGAGAGTGGATGCTTTGGGGTATAAGAACAGTTCAAGAAAATCTACAAAAAATTAGGAAATATTAAAAAATATTTATATCTTTGTCAAACTTTTTACTAATTTTATACTATTTATATATGAAAAGAAACTTATTAAAAATGATAAAAGAGACAAATTACAAGGTTGTAAGGGTTACAAAGACCGAATTCGAGTTGGATAATGGTGACATATATCCACATAACTTCGAACTCGAAGAAGACATCACCGTTGAAGAATTTCAAAAATTACTGGATTCTTCAAAAGAACTAATCGTAGATTTACTGAGGAAAATTGATGAACAATAATTTACTAAATATAAAAGAAGCATCGGAGTACCTCAATACCTCTAAGGAAACATTAAGGAATTGGGATAAGAGTGGTAAGTTACCGTCAATAAAAACTGTTGGTGGTCATAGGAGATACCAAAAGGAAAAACTTGATGAATTCATTGGAATTATAAAGTCAGATGAAACATCGGATGTTGTTGCCACCTATGCCAGAGTAAGTTCACATGAACAGAAAACCAAAGGTGATTTGGATAGACAATCTCAGAGAATTTCTGAATACTGTGCAAAGAAGAAATTGAAAGTTGAATATATAATAAAAGATGTTGGGTCAGGATTATCCGATACAAGGTCGGGATTTGTTAAGTTAGGGAATCTGGTTATTGATAAGAAAATCACACAGGTCATCATCGAGAACAAAGACAGATTAACAAGGTTTCAATATAACTTTGTGGAGAAGATGTTCGGGAGTTACGGAGTTAAAGTAATATGTATCGACAAACCAGACGATGAAGGGGATAAAGAGTTTATTAATGACCTTATGATGATAATTGCGTCATTCTCTGGAAGATTATATGGAGCACGAAGTGCTAAAAACAGAAGAGAAAAGAAATTAAAAGAAAGTAGTATAAATTTTCCATTACCCGATAACGCAAAGCCAGAAGATTATGAATGTCCAATACCTAAGTTTACTGATGACGATTTAAGGACTTATGATATGAAAATAATAATGAAAAATAAATAATTATGGAAAGAACAATTAAATTTAGAGCATGGGACGAAGGTAATAAAATCATGCACAACAACTTTCAATTCATTCGTTCAGGTGAAGAAGGTAATGATTGGATAGTATTTACATCCGATAAACAAACTCTTAAAGACAAACAACATCCGTTGGAAAATCCTTATTTTCAGCAACAATTGAAAATAATGGAATGGACAGGAATAGAAAATATTTTTGAAGGAGATATTGTCTCGTTAGGTGAAACTGACGGAGAAGGTGTTGTGAAATATAATGAAGATAGATTTTATGTTGATTACGGAACTATACATACAAGAGTGAGTAAAAATCATAAAGTATTGGGAAACATTTACGAAAAAACTGAATAATATGAGTGGAGAAGTAGAATTTGGAAAATGTGATATTTGTAAAGAGGACAAACCTCTTGAAAGGACTTACTATCATTATGATATTAAATGTGAATGTCATTCACCTCGTCATTTTGAATTGGTTATACATTGTAAAGATTGCGTTCCAAAAGAACCATCGGAAACTAAAATTATACTAAAAACATCAAATCTTTCAAAAATATAATCATGAGAACAATAGAAATGAGTTGCTTAAGTTCTAAATATAATGAACTTAGAAAAGGATTAAAAATAACAAATGAATCGCATAGTAATCGTGTCATATTGTGGTTTCATTTTATCTGGTTCGCAATAAGATTTTGTACATATAAAACACCTAATTAATAATGAAACTAATCAGGTCAACCAAATGTAGTTTGAAATTCGCAACAGCGAAGAAGCAAAATGATTTATTAATCATCTTGAGTGAATACTCAAAGGTGGTTAATATCTTCATTGACTATTTCTGGCTGAATTCTGAGAAAGCAACAAAAGGAGAACTCCTTAAACCAGTTGTTGACATACCCGAAACTTGGTTATCGGCACGACTACGAAAGGTAGCAGCAAGAGAAGCCATCGACATGATTAATGCTTCAAAGATTCGTTGGAAAGAAAAAGCAGCGAAGCCAGTTCATAAAGGTAATAGGATGTATGTTAGTTGTACTATTGCTGACTTAGTATCAACCAAAAACAATGGTTATAAAACCGAAGACAGCAGACTTTTTGATGCTTGGTTACACATTGCCTCAGTAGGTAATAAAATGATAATGGATTTACCGATTAAATATCATAAACACTTCAACAAATATAACAACATCGGTAAGAGATTGAACTCGTATATTATCACGAAGAATTATGTTCAGTTTAGTTTTGAAATAATAACACAACCTAAGAAAGAAGACACGAAGTGTATTGGTATAGATACTGGTATAAACGCATTGGCGAGTCTTAACAACGGAAATCAGTATGGTAAAGACATTAAAGGTTGCATCGAGAGAGTGAAAAGATGTAAGCAGAAGTCCAAAGGCTATTATGTTGCTAAGAGAGCATTAAAACAACGCATAGATGAAACAGCAAAGGAAATATTAGTGAAAGAGAATCCTGATTTGATAGTTGTAGAACGATTAAAGAATATGGGATATAAAACAAAAGCCAAATGCTTGTTGGCTAAAAGTATCAGGCGTTCTATCGGAACTTGGAATTGGAAGTACTGGTTGAAAAGGTTAGAAGCACAATGCGAGATTAACCGTGTTAGTTTTCGTAGTGTAGCACCTTATTACACCAGCACAACCTGTCCAGTATGTGGTCATTCCGATAGGGGAAATCGATTAGGAGAAATGTTCTTGTGTCTCAGTTGTGGTCACGGGGATAATGCAGATATAAATGCGGGTAAGAACATTTTGAATCGATTTCTCACGGGACTATACGGTGCTCGTTACAAACAGGAAAATCAAGAGAATTTGGTTGTTACCAATTTTTTGTAGATTTTTATGAACGGTACATTTGGTAAGAGTGGTAAAGACCCTCTAAAATATGTGATATTAAAGAATATGTCTGATGATCATATTAGAGCAATTCTTGATACTCAAAAACAAATTACTAATTTCTACCGCATGGAATTTGAAAGAGAATTAATGCGTAGGGCAAGAAAACCTGAACTTTCACTTAAAGAAACAACTTGAAAACGATTGATGAATTAGAATGGGTTCTTGGTGTTCTTGCATTAGGAATATGTTTAGGATTTTTTATGTATTTATATAATCATGAAAAAGAAAGAAAAAAAGAAATACGTAAAACCGGAAGTGACAAGGATAGTATTGGATAACACATTCAGTTTGTGCATGATGTCGCATCCTGAACATCCACCGCACCCGCCACATCCACCGCACCCGCCACATAAAGGTGCTTTTGATAGTCCATTTGATAAACCTTTTAATTGAAATATTATGAATTACAATGAATTTTTAAGAAAAATTATTGATGAAGGTATTGAAGCAGCAAAAGCCGATTATACTGAGGAATCTGATAAACAACGTTTAGAAGGTTCAATTGCAGGATTTGAAGCCTGTCGTGATAAAACTCCTGAAGAACTTGTTGAAGTGTGGAAAAAAGCATCATCAGATGTTAATAATGCCTTTGGTGATAACGAAAAAAAATATTGGTGGTTTCGTTGTTTTCAACTTGAAGTCGAATGGGTTTGTAATGTAGTAAGTGCAATGTTATTAAATGAAGGTCGTAAACCTTTATTGGCGTGGTTGCCTACTGCTAATGGTGGAATGAAAGCATCATCAATACTTGGAGTTAATAAAGAATAATATTATTATGGAAGAAGAAAAAATTTTAGAACTTAGGATGTACTTCTTTGTACCCTACAACATAAGTCCAATACAACAAGCAATCCAGGCAGGTCATTCGGCATTGGAATATGCAGATAAATATGGTGGCGAGGAACAATTTATTCATTTTGTCAGAGAACATAAAACTTGGGTGATTCTTAATGGTGGTACTACCAATTCAAGAAGAGACTTTAGTGGTGAAGTTATGGGAACTCTTGATCAGATTGGTGATTTATTACTTGCAAATGATATACAATTTGCTTATTTTCAAGAACCTGATCTAAATGATGCACTTACAGCACTTTGTTTTATCTGTGATGAACGAGTATTTAATAAAGAAGATTATCCTGACTTTTTGGATTATATTTTTGATGTTAAAATGTATCCTGATGCCAGAAAAGAAACACCTGCAGAAAATTATGTAATGCTCAAGATGCAACCAATAGAAAAGTTACAGGAAATGTTTCCGGAATACTATAAAGAATGGGTAAGGTTTATTGGTGGAGTGAAAAATGTTTTCCTACGTGAAGTATTAAAAGGTAAAAAATTAGCATAAATATAAAAAAATTAGAAAAATCCATCTATGAAGAACTGTAAATTTATAATAATTTCAGCAGTTAGTGTTGATGGCATTATCGGAATCGATAATGAAATTCCTTGGCGAATTCCCGAAGATTTCAAACATTTCAGGAATACCACAATGGGTAATATACTTCTCGTAGGTTATAATACCTACAAAATACTTCCGGCAAAAGCATTTGAGGGCAGGGAATATATAGTAATAACAGGCGGTAATCCAATTGAAGATGTTAGTCCTGATATTTATCATTTCAGAGATTTAGATATGGTTTTTAGTGTACTAAGTAGTCATAATTTAGACTTTGATAAAATTTTTATTGCAGGTGGAGAAACGGTATACAATTCATTAATAGATTATTGTGAGGAAGCAATCATTACTTGGGTAAATAAAACTATACCAAATGGTAATAAAAGGTTTCCGATTGTCAAATTATTTGCTAATTTTGAGGTTTATAGTGATCAGGATTGGCAGATAAGCAAATCAGGTGAACAGTATAAAATAACTTTTTATAAACGAAGATCATGAAAAAAGAAATCAGAATTTCTATTGTTGGCAATACTGCCACCGGAAAATCAGCATTGATGTTTGAGGTTTACAATCTTCTAACCGAATTAGGATTTGACGTTGAATTACCGCCTATGAGCAGAGAAAATGGCGATGATTATGCGAATCATGAATCCTTTATTAATCAAATGCTTTCTTGCAGGGAAGAACGACTGAATGCCGTTAAAGCCAAGACAAAAATAACTTTAAGGGAAATACAATCGTATAATGTTAACCAAAAAGAAATCATCCCCGAAGAAACCGATAACGACAATTGAAATGGAAGTGGCAATAGCCAAGTATTATGGAGTACGACAAAACATTATTGTACCGAATATTAGTTGGGGGTTGCCTGGAATGCATGAATGTGATATGTTCATTATATCAAGAGCAGGATTAGTAACAGAAATTGAACTAAAACGAAGTAAATCAGACCTTTTAGCAGATTTTAAGAAAGGGCATGATCATAAAGACAGAGCAAACCGGATATGTGAATTTTATTATGGAATGCCCGAAGATTTATATGAAAAAGTTAAAAACCTGATACCTGAAGGCGCAGGAATACTAACTTGTCAAAGACCCGATTGGGATGAAAGTGGAATGAGAATATATGTAAATGAAAAACGTAAACCACTGAGAAGAAAAAATGCAAGGAAATTAACTGAAAAAGAACAATTTAAAATAGCATGGCTTGGCACAATGAGAATTTGGACACTGAAAGAAAAAATAATTAAACTGCAAAAAAATGGAATTGCCAAAAAGGTTTAATAACCGACCTAACGACCATATATCATATGGTTTTAATTCACAAGCAACGGGACTAAAAATAAAACAAGATTATTTTATTGGAAGAGCAACAGCATTAGTTGGTGTGGTACTTGCATTTACGCCCAATGGTTTATCAGTTCTTATAAGTAAAAGATCAGATAAAATGAGAGACGAAGCCAATAGGGTTGGCATACCTTGTGGTTATCTTGATTGGGACGAAACTCGTTATGAAGGTATGATGCGTGAAATATATGAAGAAACATCTTTATACATGCCTGATTATGAAAAATATGTGATCTTTGATAATAATAAAAATGCGTTTCATGTCAAAGATAATCCCAAAACAGATAAACGTCAGAATGTTTCTCATATATTTCTTACTGTATATGATTTTGCTAAAACAGAAGAAGCAATAAAAAACTTTCCTGTAGGTATTGAAGCATTTAGTTGTGGAGAAACTGCATGGGTAAAATGGATGAAAATTGTTGATTTTTATGCAACATATATGAATTATGAATGGGCATTTAATCATGATGAAACAATAAAATCAGCACTACAATTTTTTAACAGTAATTTTAATAGAGAAGAACTATGAAAATAAAAGCAAAAGATTTATTGAAACTTGGTTTCAAAAGAGAAGATAATATTCCTGTTCATGAATTAGATAGGCAAGAATATCATTACTATACTTATAGTATTGATTTAACAAAAAAAGACAAATGCCTCTTGATCACTTGTACTAATGACGAAAAGGAAAACGGTGGATATTTTGTTGAATTCTATGATATGCAAGGCATTAGATTTAACAAACTTGAAGACCTGAAAAAACTCATTAAGGTAATACAAAAAGCAGAAACAAAATATTATCAACCTGACTAATGACAATGCTTGATAATCAATTACAACTTACTTCTGGCAAACTGATAACTTTTAATGACGAGCAGTTTGAAGGTATTAAAAAGATAAACCATTGGTTAAAAAATGGTAATACTTTTTTCACCTTGGCAGGTTATGCAGGTACTGGGAAGTCAACAATAATTAAAAAAATATTGGATACTTATCGTTGGGGAGTAGTTGTTTCAGCACCTACGCATAAAGCCAAAAAAGTTGTAATGAACACCACCGGAGAAGATGGTCAAACCCTGCATGCACTTTTGGGATTAAGACCCGATCTGGATTTGGATAACTTTAATCCTAATGATCCTAAATTTAATCCAATTGCATTAGCAAAAATTAACGATTATAACTTTGTTATTATTGACGAAGCATCAATGATTAACCAAGAATTATATGATCTGATATTAGATAAAACAAAAAATAATAGAACTAAGGTTCTTTTCATGGGTGATCCTGCACAGATTCCACCTGTTGGCGAAAAAGAATCAGTGGTGTTCAAACAACAAAACGATATAAATGAATTTCATCAATTAACTAAAATCGAAAGACAAACAGATACTAATCCGTTGGCTTTTGTATATGATGCACTTAGAAATAACCTTAATACTCTTGATGGTGGTTTTCTGAGACGATCATGTATGAACGAACACGGTGAAGGTGTTATATTTACTATTAATAAAAAAGAATTCCGAGACGCAGTTATTGATAGATTTAAATCACCTGAGTTCAAAAAAGATACAGACTTCGTTAAACTGATTGCTTGGAAAAATGATACTGTCATGGAATCCAATAAGATCGTCAGAACTGCTTTACTTGGTGATAAAACCGATATTGTTGAAATTGGTGATGTTCTTATGGCATATAGAAGTGTTAGTGATTCAAAACAAAGATATAATATAATTGAAAACAGTGCGGATTATCGTGTAATGGAAAAGTCCGGTTTGGAAATGAATCAATATGATATCAAAGGTTATCAGGTCAAGTTAAGAGAAGACCTTCCGCATAGGAATTATAAATTTCAAGACGTATTTATTGTGGATTCTAATGATCATGAAAATCTGCATTTATATGCTGATATGCACGACTTTTTCCGGGATATGGGCAAGTCAAATAAAAAAATGTGGACGAAATATTATGAATTTAGGCGCAATAATCTCATAATGAAAACAATTGATAAACATAAAAATGGTACGGAGAGAGGTAGTAGTGATGTAATTGTCAAAGATTTGGATTATGGTTATGCTATAACAGGTCATAAATCCCAAGGCAGTACATATTCGCATGTATTTGTTTTAGAGAACGATATGAACGCAAATTGGATGTTGAAAGAACGCAATCAAATAAAATATGTTGCATTAACTCGTCCAAGTCTTAGTGCAACGGTATTAACTACTAAATTGGATTGACATGAAGCAAGAAATTCTTAGAATAACGTGGAAATACATCAGATGGGCAGGACAAGGGAGAACACCAACATCTTATTGCACTTATATTGCAGAGAATGACAACCATAAACATCGATTAAAAACAAAAGAAGGCACAAAATTATTTGAATTATTAAAGGAAACAAGAATATTCAAAAACAGAGATCAATCTGAACATGAATTACTTGTTGATGGCGTTTATGACGGCAAAAAATTACTTTATGTTACTAATTTCAGAAAAATTTAATGAAAAAATTTACTCATGGAATAATGGCAGTTGATCCTCTGAATGAAAATGATGAAATGGTGGCAATCGTTCATTTCATTGGTTTATGGCAAGAACCAACAGAAGAAGAAATTTTACAGTATGCAAAAGAAATAAAGACAAACCCCAAATTCGGGCATACAGATATTGCCAATAGACTTGTGATATTACAAGCACCACCAGAAATTGTTGAGATATATTATAATATGGCAAATGAACATGAAATCAGTAAATTAAATTAATATGAAAAACTTTATTAATGCAATTAATTGGAAAAAATTCTTAAGGGTTGAACTTTGGACTATTGGAATATTGTTGTTCTTTTACTTCACGTCACCGAATAAATTTCCACAGAATTTCTATGCAGTACCAACAATCATTATATTATTTGACATTATGCTATTAGTGAAAGCACATGTGACTTATTTAGAACGAAAAAACGGAATACGATGGAAAGAGTAACGGATAAATATGTATTTTTTTGGAATGGAGAATTCTCCAATTGGTATCCCTGCAGGCATAAGAATATCAAATATAAGGGGTTGACTTTTTTCAATAGTGAGCAGGCGTTCATGTGGGAGAAAGCAGTGTTCTTTGGTGATATGGAAACCGCAAAAAAGATAGTGGAAAATCCTGATCCGGCAAGATGTAAAAGATTAGGTCGTTTGGTCAAAGGATTTGATGTAGAGAAATGGTCCGAAGTTAATTACGACATAATGATTGCGGTAAATTATGCTAAATTTACTCAGAATGGCATTTTGAAAAATACTCTTTTAGAAACAGAAGATAAAATACTTGTCGAAGCCAGTCCATATGATACTATATGGGGAATTGGTTTGCATTGGGAAGATGATGATTGTCTTGATATGGCAAAATGGAAAGGTCAAAACCTTTTAGGTAAAGCATTAATGTGTGTAAGAAATAAGATTAAATTAGAAAGCAAATGAGCATTGATAAAAAATTATTTATTGTCGAATTTGGTGAACCAACCATGCCAAATTTTATGAGTTTTCGTTTTGGTGGTCCAAAACCAATTTATGTTGTTGCAAAAGATTACAATGAAGCAGCAAATAAGGCAATGTTGTACATGGAAGCAAAAAAAGCAAATATGCCTAAAAAATCGGTTCTTGATGAAGATGGCAGTCTTAATAGATCAATGGATATTGATGAAGAAATTAAAATTATTGGAGTAAGACTTGCTGCCGAAGAAATTATTTGGTAAAAATTGTAACCTTTTCAATTCTTTTTCGTATAATTGCAGTATGGAAAAGTCACTTATCATATTACGTGGATTGCCTGGCGCAGGTAAATCAGCATTGGCAAAAGTACTTGGCATCAAGGCTGTGTGCTGTGCTGATGACTATTTTATATTGCCAAATGGTAAGTACATTTGGAAAGCCGAAAAGATTGGCAGGGCACACGAATGGTGTCAACGTAAATGCAGGAGATTCATGAAGAAGCAAATAGAACGTATTGCTGTTTCAAATACCTGCACTACTGAAAGAGAATTAACACCATATTTGGATTTAGCACGACAGTTTGGATATAAAGTATTTTCTGTTGTTGTTGAAAACCGTCATGGTGGACAGAACGATCATAATGTTCCTACGATTACTCTTGATAAGATGAAAGAACGTTTCGAGATAAAATTATAATATGAAACTAAATGATATTCGTGAAGGCAATTATGTGAAAGAGTTTGAGTATTCTTCCAGAGGAAGGGCACTTGAACCTTTCTATCGTGTTAAATATGATGATTTGGGATACTGGCACTTTATGGTTGGTATTCCTATTGATCTGGAATGGTGCAAGAAACTTGGAATGGATACTGAAGAAGTAATGCCACATGCAACGGGTGCTAATTATGATTGGATTGCAGAATCTGCAGGACTAAAAGTTCGTGGATTTAAAGGTGGAATAACTGTATTTCACAGCATGGGTGGTTGTACAAGCATATTGGAACATATTAAGTACGTGCATCAATTGCAAAACTTTTATTATGGTTATTGGGGATTTGAAATTGATGAAGAAAACCCCACAGAATTTTATAAATTAAAAAATGAATAAATTAATTAACGATATTATTAAACCAAAAAACGGTAGGGAACAAGCAATATGCAATGATCCTGAATTTATTGAAGGTGCTATGTATGGCAAGCCACGTGGTGGTCATCCAGAAGGAGCAGTAATTTATCATATCAGGGAAGTGCTCGGTAACATCGATAAATTCTACAGTGATGATCTTGACAGGGATGAACTACGTGTTATTGCCATCATACATGATAGTTTTAAGCACAAAGTTGATCAAACAAAGCCAAAATTTGGCGATAACCATCATGCTTGGATTGCTGAAAGATTTGCTCTGAACTATTGTCACAATACCAAAGTACTTACCGTTATTCAATTGCATGATGATGCTTATAATGCTTGGTCGGCAGGTGGAAGACATGGAGATTGGTATAAGGCAAAAAGACGTGCTGAGAAACTCATAAATGAATTGAATGCACTTGATTGTTTGGACCTCTATGTGAAGTTTTATCGTTGTGACAATCTTACTGGTAACAAGTCTCAAGATAATTATGATTGGTTTATTGACTTAGTTGAACAATTATGATAGATTTTTTATTAAAATTAGCAACAATTGCATGGATTGCATTTGTAACATTTTGGGTGATCTATGGTTTACTATTATTTCACCCTGAACTTCCTAATAAAATTTTTGAAATTTTCAGAAAGAAAATTGTATATGAAAAATATACTCTTGGTGCAACATCAGTTACTGCCGTACAACAAAACCTAATTAAGAAAAATCAAAATCTTTTATCAGAACATGGTGTACCTATTAATAAGGTCAGATTTGTGTTTCAACCCCAATTTAATTATGATGTGGATAAAAACGTAATCAATCCGGTTTATCACGCATTTTTTCCAATAAGTGGCGAAAGTGGATTATTTGTTAAAAATGAACCTGTAATTGAAGTTGGAAAACCTGATAATCTGATGATGGTTGTTGTTGGCAGTTATAAATTTGATGATAACTATGCCTATTTAAAAGAAACACTGAAACGTTGTAAAATTGGCGTGGTTATTATGATTAATGATGAAATTGTTAATGGTCTTCAAGGTGAACCAATTCTATATAAATTCAGTGTGGATGATGAAGTAATAAGATTTGCAGTTCTCGATGATGCTGTTGAACACTATAAAAATCCAAAAATATGAAAAACGATACTTACAAAAGAAAAGGCATTGATAAGACCAATTCAAGTTATCAAAAAGACGTTAATCGCCTGAGAAAAAGATGTCACGAATTTCAGGAAAGCATTCAGATGAAAGAACAGTACCAATGGCAGGCATTCGCATTTATTCGTGATATGCTATCTCAGGGTAAGATTACCAAGGATGATCTCAGACCTTATTTCAAAAGAAAAAGTCAAGTTAAAAAAGATTTATTGAAATCTATGTAACATTTAAGAGTTTCCTTCGTATAATTAAGCAAAAGTGAAACTATGAAATTAATTGTATACTTATCCCTGCTGTTTATCCTCTACGAATTGCTCAAGGCAATTATGGCAGGTACGTATTGGAGAATTGCATGCATGAAAGTAAGAAGTCTACCAATAAGATTATTGGATTTCATGTATGTGATATTTTTAATCTATCTATGTTTCGTTTCATATTGGTATGTTAGTGTTGCTATACTTATAATTTCAATAATCACAGCACTACAAACCACTGATGACGTTATTGAAAAAACTAAATTCAATAAAAGAATCAGAGGATATTTAATTGCCGATAACATAGTTTCAATACTATTTCTATTACTAATTGTTATTAAAGAAATACGATTATGACAGTTCAATTATTATTAACACCGGAATTGTGGAAAACTATGCCTGAAACTATAACTGTAACGCATAATTTTGGTATGATACGAGTAATATTTCCTGCACTTGAAGAAGAAAAAGAACCACTAATAATGGATGGGGATAATACAGTTGTTGAAGGCAAAACGGATGAATTCATTAAGTGGTTAAAACCTTTTGATGGCGTTGCAGTTGGTAATGGAATACCACAAACAGAACAATTTGAGATTATGCATATTGGCGAAAATCTATAATCATGGCAGTAGTAGGAATAAATTACGAAGATGGTGATGGTTCAACTTATGAATCTGTCAGAATCCATTATGCAGGTAATAAGGAGAAAATTTTCAAAACCGGAAACTTTGTAAAGGATTGGTATGACATGCGCAAGTTCATGATACAAGAACTTATGGATAGTGAACAATTCTTTTGTCATTCATCAAGTGTCGATCATTTCTGTATGGATGGAGCACCATACGATAGTGCATATCTTCATACTACTGATGAAGGCAAACCAATATTAAAATATGTTGACAGAACTGATCCAAATTATCTTATGAATCAAGAAGAAATTTACGAAGGACTTGAATTTTTTGTACCGGAAGGCACTCAACCTACTTTTGAGGAACTTAAAGAAATATGCAAATGATACCGCATGAAAATGATGTTATTATTGGCGTTACTACTATTGAATCTACGTGTGCAAAAATCGCATATAATTCCTATAGGGAAGCACAAGCAGTTATTAACTATGGAAAAAATCATCGTAGATACGTCAATGGTAGAAGAATCAACAGAAAGGTTGGCAAGAAAGATAAACGACCTGTACGAAGTTACAGATGTCCCGAATGTGGCAAATGGCATTTAACAAGTTCACCTAATGAAATAATAATATGATAATGTTTCAAATGTTACTCGGACACCTTGTGGGAGACTATCTCCTGCAGAACGATTGGATGGCGAAAAATAAAGCCGATAACAATCTTGAAGGTTGGTGTGCAGCATTTATTCATTGCATATTATATACCCTTGCAGTATGCTTATTTATGTGGAACTTTCAATTGATCTGGATTGCAGTTGTATTTCTTAGTCATTT